ACATACCCCAACCAGCATCACTTATATGTTTAGCTAATGGGTTATTTTTAAGCATACCTTCTATGTTAAGCTTTTCTATACAGATAGTTTGATTTTCGCTATCACTTAAAAGCTTATTTGATAGTTTGTGTAAAAAGTCTAATCTTTGGTTTTTAACCTTAGTGTGAATCTTGTTAAGCTTTCGTTTAGCTTTTCTACCTTTAGTTTTAGAATATCTTCGTTGAGCATAGGATAACTTAGATTGACTTTTAGACAAATACTTAGGATTCTCTATTTTCTCACCTTTAGAAGTAGTAAGATAACTAGATATACCTAAGTCAATACCTATAGTTGTATCTTCCTCAACTTCAAGTTTAACTAAAGTAGGACTATCGATTTCACATAAGATTGAAACAAAGAATTCACCTAAAGGGTTTCTCTCTATAGTTGCACTTTTAATAATTCCTTTAATTGGTCTATGAAGAATAACTTTTATACCTTCTCTAAACTTAGGTATAAATAAAGTTTCACCTTCAAGTCTAACATTTTGTGGAACATTAAAATTATTATAAGGTGACCTTTTAGATTTAAACTTAGGGAATTTACCTCGTTTAGCAAAGAAATTCTTATAAGCTGTATCTAAATCTTTAAGAACAACTTGTAGAGTTTGAGAGTTAACTTTGCTTAACCACGGATTTTCTTTCTTCAAACTAGGTAGTAAACCTTGTAAGTCAAACCTAGAGAGGCTAACCTTAGATTCATTATAAGTTTTACTTTTTAGATCCAGGAAATAATTATAAATAAATCTAGCTGAACCAAAGTGTTGCTCTAAAAGCTCAACTTGCTCAGCAGTAGGTAGTATCTTATATTTAAATCCTAGGTAATTCATAAGTGCAAATTTAAAGATAATTTTTGAATAAATAAATAAATAAATTAGCAAAAAAAAGTTTAATTATAAATCGATTCATCCCACTACCTTAAAGGACCAGAGGAGGTCTCGATTATTTAATTATTAAATTATGAACGATATAGAAAATGTCACCTTTGAGAATTGTGTTATAGGTGAGGTTAAGTCATTTGAAGTTATTGGAAGTGAAGACCTAAAGAATCCCATCGTGTTTAAAGATTGTGTATTTGAGGATGGAGTTTCAGTGGAGATTAAAGTTAACCCTGATAGTATAGTTGAAATAAGTGGACTTAAGATGCTTGAAAAAAGTAATTTGAAGGTGAGAAAGGCATTAGATAAACTTCAAATAAATAACATCTGCATAGGTCTAAGAGCTACTCTAAATTTAAACCCAAGAAATGAAGCTGAAATTGAAGCGTCTTTGACTAATTGCTGGGTTAGAAATAGTTCTACTTGGACAATATTAGAACCACTAACTTATAAAAATAGGCAGATTGATGGAGATATAGTGTCGGCGCCAGAGCATATAGGTTTCAATATAATCTAAACAAACAAAATTATGACAACAGAGATAAAAGTAAAACGAGAAGAAGTAGTAGACGGTAAGACTTTAAAGAGAATAGAATTACCACAGGGAGGACTTGGAGGTTTAGTAGAGTTTCCAGAATTAATATCACCTCAAAGTTTTATCTCTCCTAACTGTACGATTATAGGTAAGGTAGAGGTAGACGCTGGGGCAACAATAATGGATAACTCTAAGATTGAAGGAGAAGGGTTTATAGGTTCAAAGGCAGTTATTCAAGGCAGTAAAATCAAAGGGACGGTTAATATAATAGGTGCTGCAATTCTCCAAGGTTGTTTATTTGAAGGGGAGATTAACTTAATGGGTAGTGAGATTAAGGATGAGGCTATATGTATTAGAAAAAGCGATATAATTGGAGATGTGTATATTAAGGAAGGAGTTAGGCTTAATAAGTGTAAGTTTGAAGCTAATTTAGAGTTAAAACCTTCTGTAGAGCTTATTAAAACTGAGATAATAAACGATGGAGGTACTTGTGGAGTTGTGGATACTAATTCGCTTAGGAACTTACAAAAATACACTCTAGATTCAACTAATATGTTCAACAAAAATGTAACCGAGAATGAAAATGACTAAATATAAAATAGTAGGAGAGACCTTAATTGATACAGTTACAAATGAGGTTATAAGTGGTGTTAAGATACTAAATGCAGCAGAAGATTTGTATATAGGAGATAATGTAGATTTTGGTATAGATGTGGAAGTTACCCTATCTGATTCAGCAAAGGTTATTGACTCTAAATTTATCTCGGGGAGCAAGGTGGCCATAACAGATAATGCAGTAGTGATTAATAGTGAGTTTCAGTTTGATGGAGATTCAGTTATTAGAGTAGCTAGGAATGCAAAAGTATATAACTCAACACTAAGAGGAGATATTAAAGTTCTAGGGGCTACAGTAGTTAAAGATAGTAAAATCAGGGTTCCATTCCTAGCTCTCAGACTTGATAACTTTATAGAGAATGTAGAATTTATCAGTAACTCCCCAGAAGCTTGTCATGCGTTTGAAAAATGTTACCTGAAAGATTGTAAGATTAGGTATGGTAATGAGCCTGGAGATGACAACAAGTATAGAGGTATTCATATGATAGAGAGTATTTTAATAGGTGTCGAGAATATCGGGGCTAGGTTTCCAGATCAAGTTAGAAATTCGCTGGTGATTGAAAAAGTCTATGCGGATGGAGATCAAATACAAGAAGGTACTATGGAGGTGTTTAAGGCTGATTTGACAGAAGATGAAGAAAAGTGGTAATGCAGCTAGGATGAAGGAAGATAACCCTATTTGCTTTAAGGAGTCTAAGATTGAAGAAGCAGGGGTCTATCTATCTGAAGGTTCTTCTATAAGTGATAAATCTTGGGTAGTGGATTCCAGAACCTCTTTCGTTAATTATAGTGAGATAGGAGATAATATATTCTACCTGGACAGTGGCTTTATAATGGAGGAGGATTCTAAGTTTAATGGTAGTCTATTTTCAAGAGGAGGGGAGTCTAATTTACGCCTATTCTCCACTAGTGTTGATGCAAATGTGAATATACTTGGTGAATGTTATCTTACTCTTTCAAATTCAAACATAGAGGGGAACTTCGTAGTGAGAGGTGAAGGTGGTAGACTTAATTGTGTGAATGTTAATATCCTTGGTAATGTGATAATTGAGCTACCTAAGAATTCATCCATAGACTTAGTAAATGTAGAGATTCATGGGGATTTGATTTTAGATAGTGTTAGTTATTTACGTATGGGAGAATGTTCAATATTTGGATACAACACTATAGTCAAGAAAGGAATAGGAGATTTGAGAATGGAGAATTGTCACTATAATAACTCTGGGTACAACGAATATAATTTAACAACAGATACAGTATGGAAGGAGAAAATAGAGGGAAGCAAGCACATATAATTGACAAAGGCTGGTATTACTTAGATAAGACTTTGGTTGGTGGTGAGTCACAGGATTGTTTTGCTGCTATTGATAAGTCCACAGATTATGTTATGGGTTATTTCTCAGAGTTAGCCAAAGTAGAGGAAGGAGCTAAAGTTAAAGATAGTTTACTGTATGGAAAAGTGTTTGTGAGTAAGGATTCAACAGTGCTTAGTAGTAATATAGGCAATCCTGATGGTGAATCTATAGTAATCATTCAAGGGAAGTCTAATATTACATACTCCACTTTCAGAACCAACATTGTTAGGAGGAATTCACAGGTATTTATCATTGATTCTAAAGTTGAACTAGCTACATTTAGAGTTAGACCTGGGACATTAACAATAAAAAACTCTACAGTAATCGGTGCTAATCCTCCCTCAATAACTACAGACATAGGACAATTTAATAAGTTTCTAGATAGTGGTATTATTGTAGATTCTTTAGTATACTTGGGAAATGATAATAACTTGAGCATTGGAGACTACATCATTAGTAATAGCAAGGTTAATTTGGATGTATTAGATGGTAGGTTTCACAGGTCTAGAATTATTAGTGATGTGATCTGCCTAGAGAAGAAACCAATGCAAATCAGCTTACCAATAGTTAATAACAGATCAATATGAAACTAGACTTAGAAGACAAGAAAGTAGTAGATGGAGTTACGGTATATAGACTAATTGTAGATGGAGTAAGTTGGGGACATGTAGAGAGTTTAAAGAATGTAGGTCCAGAAGCTAAGGTTTTAACGGGTTGTGTAGTTATGGGAAATGCTTATGTAGGTTCAGGTCATGTAAGAGGAGACTCTAAGGTAAGCGGAAATGTTCAAATATCTGGCAACTCTATTATACACAACTCAAACTTAACTGGGAATGTACATATAGATAGGGGATGCTTAATTGACAACTCTTCTATCTCCGGGAATGTAATGGTAGTAGGTGGAACTAAGGTAGAAAATTCCATAATAGATGTTGAAGATGGAGCCTTAATACTATCTGAAGAGACTTACGTTGGAGATAGCTGGCTTACAAAATCAGGGGTTTACTCAGAATTCAATATCAACAAAATTAACGAAAAACAAGAAGAATCATGACAGGGGAAAAAGTGTACATCAACCCAGAAGAGACTCTAAAGTTTACTGAGAATGGTGGTAGTTATAAAGTAGAGATGCTGCCGAAACATGAACTATACTATACGATTAGACATAAGTTCGGGGGAAGTGTAGAGGATCCTAAATGCATGAACTATAACTCTTGGATAACTTCTGGGGTTCATATTTCTAAGGATTCAAGATTATCTAACACTCAAATATACGGTGAATCTAATGATGAGCTAAATAGGGGATCTCTATGGGTATCGGATAACTCTACTCTAACGGACTGTATTATTGAAGCTGGAGGGTGTTATTTAAATAGGCTTAAGAGGTGTAACTTATCAGGCGTAAAATCATCAGGTTCATTTGGAAGAGAGGCTGCTGGATTAGAGTTTAGGGATGTCAGTATGATAGGGAATATTTTAATCAGCACAATAGGGAGAGGGAGATTGCTTAGAATGAATAATGTAGATGCTAGGGGAATTCTTAGGTTAAGTTTAGTCCAAGCAGATAAGTCTAAGGTTGAGATTATAGACTCTATCTTTAATGGGAATATAATGTTGGAATTAGATGCGGAGAGTTGGGATACTGATGTTCATATAAAGGATTGTGGATTTACAGGGGATTTGATTGTAAGCGTAAAAGAAAACTTAGAGAACAAATGGCACAAATAAAGATAGATCAATACGACAGGAAGGATTTTAAAGATCATAACGGAGATAGTATAGGGCTTGTATATAGAGTGGTTAATAAGGAGACTGAAGAAAAAGGTGGATATGTAAGTTTGACAGTTAGAATTAATGGAGATAGCTGGGTTGAAGAAGGGGCTACTATATTCCACGTTAATGATAATAATCCTGCAACAACCCTTAATCTCAATGACACTATAGTTAAGAAAGATTCTAGAATTGAGTCCCATAGAGCAGCAACATTAGTGGGGTGTGAGATTTATGGTTCTTTACAAATGGGGGTATCAGAAGGTTATGCCCTAGAAGATCCAATAGTTCCCATAAGACTCGACAATGTAAGGATTAGAGGAGGAAGCAGTTTAAAATTATTTGGTGAAGGCTTTATTGAGGTGATTGATATGTGTTTAGAGAAGGAGGCTATGGTGGATATTTCTGATTTTGAGTCGATAATAATAAATGACATGTATATCGAGAACTCTGACATAGGCTTATCTGGAAACAGTGAACATATAGAAAGATTAATGATAGATGGGTTTGGATTATCCTCTGCTTGTCTATTTCAGGGTGTATCATTATATAGAGATGTAGTAATTAGTGATGTTCATTTTAGTGGAGAGGTGGATATTAAGCTAGACGAAAAGTATGATGAAACGTTAGGGAATCTATTAATGACAGGAATAAGGTATCCAGAAACACACAAGGAAATTAACATACTACTAGACGAAGAAAACATAATAATTAATAAGCTAGAATGAAAGAAGAATTAAAAGAAGCGTTAAGCAAAGAACTCCCATTAGAAGCATTACAACCTATTCCAGGAAAACCATACCTAACTTCAATAAAAGGGATATACGTAACTGAGAGATTTAATGAAGTATTTGGAGTAGGAGGGTGGAGAGTAAAAGTAGAGTTTGTAGAGAGAAAAGAAGATGCTGTAGTAGTTAAGGTTATATTTGAAGTTCCAGAGAAGAATATCTATTACGAGTGCTACGGAGGGAATAACAATAAGGACCTTGGAGATGCGTATAAAGGAGCTACAACAGATGCATTAACAAAGATAGGAAGTTATTTAGGAGTAGGATTAGAAGTGTTTAAAGGTAAAGTAAGTCTAATCTCCAATGATGACCTAAAGAGAAAGATTAACAACTACAAGACTACAAAAGATTACCAAGAACTGAAAGGATATACACTAAAAGAGGATCAGAAGGAGTTTGTATCAGCACAGTTCAATAAGCTAAAAAAGTAAAGTTATGGGAATGTCTAAGGAATACTTCACACAGCTACAGGATGAGTTTGCAAATAGAGTAGCCATGGTTGAAGAAGGTTACCTATCACCTCTAGATGCAGCACTTGAGTTTAGAAAGGAGCAGGAGATGTTTGAGGAATTGATAAAGAGTCGTAAGGATTGGTGTAACACTTTTTCAACCCAGATAGCAAATGAAGCAAGTGATTATGGAAGTGATGGATATAAAGGATATAAGTTTGAGAGTAGGGTTAATACAAGATACGACTACACGGACTTAGAAGAATGGATGGAATTAAATAAGAGATTGAAAGATTATGAAGCTATGTGTAAGGAAAACTACAATGATCCTAAGTATAACGGAGAAGAGAAGCCTAAGGTAATTCATTCAGACAGACACTTGAGAATTAGTAAAATCAAAGGGTATGGGCAGAGTCGAGAAGAATGAAACATGTACTCTAAATAATAATCTCACGCTCTACAGATACTACAATGATGATGGAACTACGGGAGGTTGGGTTAGATGTGAAGAGAATGTGGTGGATAGTTATTTAGGAGAAGATGTGCATATAATAAGTGAGGAGGCTAGGGTTATAAATTCATCTATCTACTCCAAATCTATAATACAAAATGATACAGTAATAGAAGGGTGTGGGATAGGTAGGATTAATGTAACTGAAGAGAGTACTGGAATTAGACTTATAAATGTAACCTTAATTGAAGCTTTGTTTGCTCAGTGTAGGAATATTAGTATCATTAAGTCTGGTTTTAAGGAAGAAGGGATTAGATTTGTAGATGTTAAAAGTTTTCTAGCTAATAATTGTGACTTCTTATCTAATGGAGCTATAAAGAATTGTAAGAATGTTGTACTAGTGGATTGTGAAATTAGAACAGAACTAGATGACGTTAATACTTTTATAGCTGTAGATAGTGAATCAGATAAGGAGGGATCATGTACATTTAGTGAAAAGTGGATTAAAGTAATAGTTGAGGATAATGAATACAACTAGGTTTTTAAGGTTACTACTGGAAGATGAAGATGTAGACTTAACTGATGAGGATTTAGATCTTAGTTGGGATGAGGCTTCTTTATTACACTCTGTCTTTACTAACTGCTTTATGGATTGGACTAGAGAGGATTTGTTGAATTGTTTTAATGAGGATACCCAGCTAGTTACAGAGGATGAGTGGACTAACAATTATTTCGTGAAGTATAATGGCGAGATTAAGTATGGTTCGATTGTAGATATTAATAGTGTGTTTATAGCGAGTGATGTTACATTTTTAGGAGAGAATTACTATAAACCTGTATTTTCTAACCTCACCTTTGTTAATTCTAAAGTTGTTATCAATAATCCTCTCTTAGCTAAGAACTACATTATAGGGGAGTCTTCTGAAGTAAGTATAATCAATAAAACAGGATCAGCAGGGCATTGGGGGAGAGAGCGTTTAGAGTTAGCTTTCTACCAGTCCTCAGACCCATATAAAGGTTGTAAATTTAGCATGGCCTCAGAAGTAATGGATAACTACTTAAAGGAGATACACATAACCTTCATCTCGGACTGTGATAATTCTAATGTAGTAATAGATCTAGACAAGTATGTAGGTGTGAAGAAGGTGGAAATTAGGTTTGGGGCAATGGCTAGGGATAATATGATAGAACTAATAAATGTACCAAAAGAAGTAAAAGTAAACGTAGGCGGCGATGGAGTATACAAGAATAAAACTTTAGTTAATGGAAAACTTACTCCTAATCCGATCTACCTCGCATGTTAAAAAAAAATTATGGACAGAGAAAAATTGATAAGAGTTGTTTTAGAGAGTGAGGAGGAGTTGTATTTAGAGGATATTAGAAGGTTACAAGAAAAAGATTACCCTGATTCCTTCTTTCTTACTGAGCTTGGTACAATAGTAGAAGATATAGATTGGAGTATAGGAAGCCCTGCTAGTAAGTGTTTTGAAGAGAATGAAATAGTAAGATCACCAGAAGAGGACTACAAAGGTTCCTATAGAGATACTTCAAGGGAGGTTGTTAGATTCATTAATTACAGAGGAGAGATTACAAATTTGACTATAGAGAGGAGAGATAAGGCGGTAGAGTTTAGAGCTTCTGATGTAACTATCTCAAAAGACTTCAATGAATATAAACCGAAAATTAAAACTTGTGGTAGTAAGGTCGTGTCTAATATGTATGGGGGTTTTACGGAGTGGTTAATAGATTCTAACAGTGACGTGAAAATTGTGAATCTTAGTGAATCTTGGAGCCCAGTTGATGATATTTTGATTTCAGTAGTTGGAGATAATTCAGAGTTTGTGTTTCGTAATGAAGTTTTTCTAGAGACTAGGATCAATGTTACTTTGGTTTTGTATGGAGAGAATAATAAGGTAATAATAGATATGGATAACTTTGGGATTAGATCTGGAGTAACGCTAAAGAGAATGTCGTTTGCCAAGAATAATGAAGTAGTAGTAAGACACATGGTTCCAGAGTTTGTTGTTAAAACCGAAAAGAACTTAACAGATAATAATAACACACTGAAAATAGAAAGAATACATGATGACTAAAGAAGAATTGTGTAGAAGGGTTGCAGAGTTAGAGAATGTTGATCTGTTTATTGTAGATGAGATGGCGTACACTGGAAACTTAAATGATGCACTGAGGGTTCTAGCTAAGTATAGAGGGGAGGTTGTAGGTAGTTTGTTTGGTGAGAATGAGATACTTGTTTTAGATGAAGGTACTAGGAATTGGAAGTTTTGGAGAGCGTTCAACTATAATAAACCTGAGATCTCACTAAAAGAATATCGAGACAGTAAGTTCTTTGGTTTCTTTGGGAGTGAGACTATTATTAAGGATGTATCTTTTCATGAGTTTGTGGCTTTTGTGTTGCATGATAGTAGAATAACAGCTCATCTAGGAAATAACTCTAGTGTACACCATTACGCCTTAGATTCTGATAGTGAGCTGCATGTGGTTAATGGGGCTGTCACTCTTCCTTCGTATCTTAGTTTTGCAATGGAGGGGATGGGGAGTAAGTTAACCTTTAGATCAAATACAGCTCCAGAGAAAGATTTCAGGTTAGATATAGAGATTGCCACTCACTTCAATACGCTGGATATAGACCTGATGAAATTTAGGAAAGGAGTTGTAGATTTAACGATGCATGGTGGTTGTAAGGGTTGTAGAATTAATATAAACGCTAGGTATCCTTATAAATCAGTAAAGCTCGGTATTAATGGCGGTAATGAGATGTTTGAAGATAATGAGATAATAATAAACGGAATTAGACAGTATGAACAAAGAGAAAATAATACGGGAGCTCTTACAGGATAATAACATTGAGTTTGATTTTATTAGGAGTTTAGAGAGGAGAGGATCTGATTTTGACTTTGTGAACCTAGCCTTACAAGCGAAAACAGGTGACATGTCTAAGGTCTACCCACATTTCGGTAAAGAGTTTGTCATATGGGAAGTTCCGAAAACCGTTCCTAGTGGCATTATGATTAACTTTGATGGACATGTTTCAAGTGTTCCTAGATTATTTACAAAGGACTTAATCGATAAACTCTCTGCTCTCTATATTCATAATTGTAACGTTCAGAGTTTTAGTGGGTATAAGAGTTGGTTTGTTGAAGCTTACACTGCACTTAGAGATAGTAACTTGAAGCTTTGGGATTTTAATTTTTCAAGGAAGGGTTACTCTCTAGCTGGTGATACTACTTTAGAAATATTGAATGTAAAACCTCTAGTAACTCCCTACGCTCTAAGATTCAATATCCTCAGGTCTAACAATGTGCTTAATATATCTTCTAAAGTTGCTCCAGTTGAGGGGACTACAAACAACAAGGTGACAATAGATATGAAGAACTTGAGCGGTTGGAATGTAGAGATTATATTTGGTGATTTTTGTAGAGATAATGAAGTGGATATAATTAATGTTAAAGATGACCGAAATGTAATAGCCGATTATTATTTGAGTGAGAATTCTGTTAGGGTAGGAAATATAGTTAAAGTAAATGGAATCAGGAAGTTATGAATTGTACCGGAAGTTAGTAGAGTGTGAAACCTTGCCTATAAAAGAATTAGGAGAGTTGAATTTTCTTAGTTATTTTGACATAGTGTATATACTATTCTCTAGTAAGTTTGGGAAATTTCTTGGGGATGGTAGGGTTTATGCGATGTTTAAGGAGTTTGAAATTATTAGACAAGACGATATAGCACTTGGAGGTAAGCCTTCGTTCATCTTAGTTAATCACAGTATCGACAATGAGGTTAACTTAAAGAACTACCTAAATACCACAGGGGCTTCTAGATTCATCGATATAGTGAATAGCAAAATTAACATAACAAGTGAGGGTAATAAACATTTCGTGAGCAATATAGGCATCCTTGATAGCAAAGTTAGTGTTGATAATCTACTCTTTTCTAGTGGATCCTATATTCTTCTAGATAGAACTGAGTTTAACATGGATCACAAAAGAAGGTTTCCAATTTGGGGAGCAGTGAAGAATTTCCTACGTTTTTGGGATGAAGATGATTCTAGGTATATAAGTAGGCAGTATAGACTTTTAGGGGATGAGTGTAGTTTGGCGATAAAGTCTAGTGTATATATTGGGAGTGATTATGACTTCTTTTTCCACATCACGATTCGCTCTTGTAATAGTAAAGTGGAGATTGATTTGACTAATTTTCGATACGCCGCTGTTGAGTTTGATTTTCATAAAGGGGCTGAGAATAATGAGATTAACATAATAGCCGGTCCAAGAAGGGTTACACTTAATGGTATGTATTGGGATTACAAAAGTGTAAATAAAATAATGATAAATGGAGAAAATTATGAATAGAAAAGAAATAACGAGAGAGCTACTTCAAAATGAGAAGAACCTAGTAGTAATTGAAAAGGAAACCTCACTGAAAAACAACACACTGATAAAGAGATGAATGCAAAACCAATAATGAGACAAATATTAGAGAGTGAAGAGTTGGATCTAGGCTTTCTTAGGAGATTTGAAGGTACCTCTACTGATGATTATGGGCTCGTGACTGCTCTAAAGATGGATTATGAAGGAAAAGGTGTATTTAGGAAGATGTTTGAGGTTAATACTGTAGTCACCAAGTCTTACAATGAGTTAGTTTCAGATTTCTATTTAATTAACATGAGTGGAGAACATAAAGCTTCAGAGTTAGGCATAGTAATTGGAAGATGTATAGAGATTTTAGATAGTATATTTAGTTTAGAGTTAGATATTGAAGGTGAGTTTGCTAAGGATTTATTCGTCTCAGGAAGTATTGTTAAGCTTGATAGATTTGATTTAGTTTCCGATGAGACCTTTGTTTGGTATGGTTCGGGTTTAGAAATCAATCAGAGTAAACCTAGAAGACCTGGCATTAGTTCATTTCATTATAAAGTATTTGGTTACAGTAGTTTAAGTATATCGTCGGAAGTAAAAGAAGAGTCTAAAAATACGTTCAACTTAAGTCTAAAAGGAGATGATATTATATTAGACTTGGACTTTACTAACTTACCAAATAGTTCGATTGTAATTCAGGGTGAGATACATGATAGAGGTAAAGATTGTGAAATAAATATAACTCATCCAGATCCTACAAGAATAACAATAAAAGACGTGAATTTCGACAAAAATAAAATAACAATCAATGGAAAGAGAAAAGTTATACAAAGCTTTACTAGAGGATGAAGGTTTTAAAGGCAGTTCTCTAAGTATTCTCAACAAACACATATACTCCGCTCACCCTAATGTAATTGTCAACTTTATTTCGAGAGATCCTGTAGACTTTAGATTAGGTAGTGAGATTAGCGAGTGTTTTGATGAGAATGAGGAATTAAGTGATCATGGGAGCGAGGTTAAGTATTTTGCTAAGGTTACAAGTGATGAGTATATAATTCCTAATGCCCGACAAGTTAAGTATTTCTCCAGTAAGTTTAAGCTAAAGGATGGATTCCAAGGGTTATATTCAGTAGAGCATGTTGATTTGTATGGATCTGAATTAGTAACTACAACTCCACCCTCTATAACGTGTATCACTATGGAAAACCACTCTAAGGCAATTATCAACCTAAAAGAGCAGAGTAAATATGGTGGAATTGAGTTAAGTGGAGCAGCTATAAATGGAGAGGAGACTGAGTTAATAATAAAAGCTGAGGTAGAAGATAAAGTTAAGGGTGGAGAGTTTTATTTAAGGATTACTGGAGATAATAGTAAAGCTGAGTTAGACCTTAGGAAATTAAAACTAGATAAACTTGAGGTATTCTTTAACCACTCAGGTCCTAATCACTATATTCACCTAAAAGTAAGTCCAGATACTGTGGTTAACTTTGGTTTCTGGAATGGTGATACTAAAGGTGTGAAGGTTATTCTTGAAGGTGGTAGTTCTATAAATGCAAAAGAGTTAATTAATAGTGGAGTAGATTATGAAATTAGATGATACAAAGCGAACTGAGATTATTAGAAGACTCTACGAAGAAGACCACCCAATCGAAAGAGTTGATCAGATAAATAGAAACATGGATAAGTGGGGTGATTATGGATTTGTGAATAGTCTTGTTAACCTGCTGAATCTTAACTGGAGACCTAATAGTTGGATTTCTGGAATGTTTAAAGATCAGCAGGTTTTTGAAGGAGAAAGTCTTTGGTGTATCGATGAGCTTATAATAGTTAATGCAAAAGGTACCCAGATATTCAAGTTCGATAAAAGGTACAAAAAGATAGTGTTCCTCTGCTCTGACTTTAAAACCACAACGGTATATAGAAATGATAGGATGAATAAAGTAATGCTCTATGGATCTACCTTCAAGACTATGAGCTATATCCCAGTGATAAACCTAGAATTACACTCAAACTCAGAATTACAAGTGGATATAGCTGAAGAGTATGCTCCTTGGTCACTTGAGTCTATAAGCTTGTGGGATAATGGAAAAGTTAGCATAAAGAGTGGTGTGGAAATTAACCTTAACCTATTTAGACTGTATTTACACGGATCTTCAAACGATGTGGATTTAGACTTAACTAACTTCAACTTTACAGGGAGATTTAGAGTGGTGTTTCAAGGAGAGAAGTGTAACCAGAATAAAGTAAGAGTAAAGTTGAATTCAGAGACTCGGTTTATAGTTGATACAGTTGAATTAGGGGATGGGAATGAGTTGAGTATAGAAGGTGGTATCTTGAACGAGAATCTAAGTGTAATGAATAAAAGGTTAAAATATGAATGGAGAGGAAATTAAAAACAAATACATAGAACTATACACAGACGGCAGCTATGATATGAGAAAGAAAAGAGGTGGCTGGGGCTGTTATATGGAACTGAATTTTAGTAAGAAAGGGTATAAGAGACTATATGGAAAAGAAGACGGAACCACCATAAACAGATTGGAACTCTTGGCTGCCATTAATGGACTTGAATATCTAACAAAGCATGGATTCAATAAATTCCCAACCACCCTCTATACCGATTCCCAATATGTAGTAGATGAGGTCAACCATAGTAGTAATTTGGATCTATGGGAGAAGTATGAAGAACTAAAGGAAGGTTTTGAGGATTTGAAGATAGAGTGGATGAAAGGACATGAGGAGGAGAAAAATGGAAACACTATCGCTCACTACCTCAGTAAAAAATACAAATACGACGAAAATGACAAAAAGAAAAAATAATTATGAAAGAGAGGAGGATAGAGGTTGTTTAATTGAGATAGGCTGGTTTTTAGTTTATATGGTGGGTGTGATCATACTTGGACTTATATTGAAGTGGAAGGGTAGCTTAGTATGGCCAGCCTTGTGTTATCCATTTATTAGGTACATTTGGTTTAAACTTTGTGAATATAACGATAAAGATAAATAGCAACATGGGGTGTTTAGCTGAAATAGGTAGGTTTATATTGTTTCTTATAGCATCGTTTATTTTTAGTGCCATTACGAAACAACCTTATAGTTTAATCGCAAGTATAATAGCATACCCAATAGTTAGAATCGTAGGGAAGCTGTTATGGAGAGAAAATAATAATAACAATAAAAATGAGTAATAAAGACGATAACCTCAGATTCCACTTATTATTCAAGGGTATCAACGGAAGAAATATTATGAAGTCGGTTGAAGAGTTGTGTCCAGTTTTGTTTGGTAATTTAACTGACAATTTGACACTAAATGATGACAGCAAGATTTACTTCAGAGATTCGAGTTGGACTTTTGAGATTAGGAGTAAGGAGGTTCAGGAGTTGTGCAATAAAGAGGATATCGAAGTTCAAGTAATTTGTTTGTGGGGAGCTGAGCATAGAACAATTAAAGATATGAGTAGGACTATGTTTCACTGGTTTAAAAAGAAAGATTAACAATTTAAAGTTTATAGATTATGAATTCAATGTTTAGAGTAGCAGCGTATACAGCTATGACAGTTATCGGATTGATAGGTTTAAAGAATGAAGGAGTAATAGAGTTTGACACCAAGAAACTTTTAGACCTGTTCAAGTAACTTCATAGGCTAATCTAACGCAATCATCAACCAAGAGAGTTTAGTAAAATGAAGAAAAGTTTAAACAGTTTACCGAAAGGGTTGTATTAATAAGGGTTAACAATAAAGCAGCCCATGTTAGTTAGTTCAACTTTGGTAAGATTGAAAGGGTAGTAGAATCGGATAGATGAATTTAACTTAATAAAATGGTTTAGCTCCATAAAGGTACATTTTAGCTAAGATCTTTTTAAAGTAAGGTAATTATACTAAACTAATAAAGATAATCGATTTTTGATACCTTTATGAGCTTATTAGGTTAATCTCTGGCGGGGTCATTAGATCCCCGCCCAGTTCATCTAAAGTTAAATCGTATATTTAAAAAGTAGAAATAAAATATAAGCTAAACTTTCTTGGTTGATTTTTTTTTTAGTTATATCTTCAGTTTAGGAGCGAAACGATAGTGTAGCGACGCTATAATAATATTATATATTCCTTATAACATGGGTAGGTTTGTTCAAGTCTGATAATCAATTAGTTAGCTATAGACCTAAAAAGTTGACCGGCTAGAACTCTGTGGAAATCCTTATAGGTGTAAAAAGAAGATTTTGGCCTGGTTTTTGCTATATCTTCTTTGTGAGTTTTTGAAAATAAAGTTTAACACCAAAATCACCAATATATTATGATAGCCATTTCTAATGATTTATTCAACAAGAAGCTAAGAGAAAATTCAGACAACATCCTAAACCAATTATTAAGCGGAGAAGGTATTAAAGATTTCACATTGGTATTCATCTCAAGTAATCCAGAAGAAGATGCTAAGAGTTGTATGCCAGAAATATTAAAACGTAACCCTAAGATTGTATATGAAAATTCTAAGGGATACAGAAATCAAGACAAATTATCACCAAAAGCATTAGATCAGTTAGTTGACAAATATAACACATCTAACAACATTCTAATTTTTAAAGACTTCCTAGATTCAGTTAATGTTTACGATAGAGCTAAGTGTAGATTCCAAACATTAATGCACGAACTAAGAAGCAGAAGATGTTCAGTTTTGGTTAATTATGATGTAGAAGAATTTAGAAGACAATCAGACAAAAACATAAACTGGTCATATAGAAAAGGAAAATCAGATGCAGCTAAGAGGTTTCATATTGCCCTTAGAAATCCAGAGAATGCTTATATACTTAACTTGGAGACTGAGAGATACTTTAAAGGTTACGATCCAAGAAATTATAAAAGCAAGAGATTACCTGACATTAAGAAAGAAGCTGATGCGTATAGAGAAAAAGTTGTTCATTCAATAGAGGCACTTAAGTCGTTTATTAGAGATATGAGCTGCAACTTTACTATATTCGAACAACAAGACAAGGAGGGAATAGAGAAAGCTTATAACAAGAGACTAGGAACAGTTAATCTTAATATAGCAGGTCCTTGTGTTCAGTCAGATTTCTTTAAATATTCAAGTAGATCTAAAGCTGAGAAGTGGATGGATCCTAAGGAGTTTACTTTCAGGTCAGACGAAAATGGGAATATGATTGTACCTAAAGCTGTTCACTATAATTTAAGAAGTGCGCCTAATTTTGACAGGAACAAAGTATGGATGGAAGAAGGCAAGACTTTCACTAGATACGCCTTTGAACATGATGGGGTAACTCCTATTAGCTTCCTCAAGACTCACATATACCTCTTTACTGGAATAATTACACCGAGTTTGCATGTAGATGTCGAACTAAACTTAGACCCCACCTGTGAATTATCTGGAAGGTATTACGAAAGGTATATCCAGATGCTAAACTATTATGAAGGAAGAGGCCATATCTACAGAACTCACGAAACATCTAATATAGGATATGAGTTCATGGTTTTAGGTAAGATCTTTGATATGGGAGCTCAGTTAGATTTATCCTTCCAAACAATAGCTAGGTTAATCTTAGAGGAAGTAGGAGAAAAACCGCTTTTAGAGAGATTGAGAGAGGTTTTAGCAAATAAGAAAAAGAATCCAGAAAAGTTCCCTAGTTATGACATCAATGAACTAGTAGCACAAAAACAGAAAGAACTAAAACAACTAAAAAGATAAATTATAATATATGGACATGACACAACAGGGCTCCTCAGGGGTGGATATAAGGTCTACTCGCTTGATGGAGGTGTACCAGCAGATTAGTTCAGAAGACTCAATTAACTCTATGACACTGATCTTATCTTCATTTGAACGGAATACATCTTACAATAAAGTACTCCGGGATATCGAATCTGTACTAAACATTAACGGGAAGAATAGAACGATTATCAAAGAGTGGGAAGAGGATCAGAATCAGGAAGTTGATGAGGAAGGGTTAGAAATTGAATCAAGAAACTCAGCTATTAAAATGGTAGAGTCAACAGATGATATTATAACCAGAATCTTAGTCGAGGAGGTCAATGAGTTTATTAAGGAAGTAGAACAAGTGAATACACGACCAAATCTATTAAAAGCCCTCGTAGCTAAATTCCTGCAGTCTAACTTCTACTACAAGGAGAGCACACTGTATAAGCCTAAGGAGTATGAGCAGATTATTTTGGAGTTTAACAATTACCCTTCACAGTTTACTGATTTTTGGCAGACGGGTATAGAAAGGTTTGAAGCTAAATTCCCTAAATCAAAGCTTATCACACTACTTAAGAGACAGAATAACTTAGCTTTAATTCGGATAACTCACAACATCACAGAGTATATATCCGCACCACCAGCTGAGAGAAAATTATTCAGTGAGATTAGGAAGGAGTATCAGAAAATAATAAACCCACCTCTTCCAATCATTCTCAAGGCTTTAAATATGAACAAAGGGACTTACGAGGATAATATTAATATAGTTACAGGGAAGTTAGTTGATAAATTAAACGACCCAGAATTGACTAAGAAGTTTAACCAGATAATTTTGAACTATGGGATATAAGGCGGTATCAGACCAGCGAATATTAGAGTTAGCAAGAGGGCAGCAAGTTACAACCTATAATGACTTTAACCTTAAGATAGGAGAAACTAACTCAACAAAACTTTCACCGATTAATGGAGGGCTTTATGATAAGAACTTTTTCGGCTCGGTTTTTAGAGATAGATGTAATTGTGGCAACTTAAAGAATAGAATTAATATCACTTGTAACATCTGCTCTTCAACTGTACTGCCTTCTGATGATGAGGTTTACCGTTACGCTTATATAGATACAACGGTTTACTATTTACTCAGATATAAGGAGAAGAAGTTTTTAGCCTTAGTTCAAGATATATTAGAAATCCCAAAAGGTACAAGAAATAAAATCGACTACCTCTGTTTGTGTAATTATAAATATGACAAGAAGGAGAATAGTATAGTATCTTCACTTGAGTATGTTGGGAATGAGATTTATACTTCACTAGAGGGTCTTATGGCTTTACTAGAGAAACACTACCCAGATAAATTCAAGGAAGCTCAGAACTATATCAACAAGTATATCATCGTATCTCCGATTTCCCAAAGACCTGTAGCAATTAGAACGGTTAATGGAAAGAAGGAGCTTGCGGTATCGGGAGAATCTGTCATCTACAAAAGTATTATCTATATGGTTGAAATGGTTAATACTGAGATGAACGCTAGAGGTATCCCACTGGTAGATAAAGTGATGTATAGAAACCTGCTTAGAAAATTCGTTGTATCTCAGATTATGGCAATGAGTAAGCTAAACAATCCATCTAAACAGAACTTTGCAAGAACCCAGCTGAAGAAGAGAATAACAAACTCAGCTAGGAATTACATTGTACCAGATATAACTTTAAAGGCTGACGAGGTTTCTATTCCAATTAAAGTAGCTTATGAGATGTTTAAGACTGATTTCATAGAGTACCTTAGGGAGAAATACCAGATTAGTCCTTTAGATGCAGAAATGAGGTATATCGACTTTACAACTTACAAGACTTTAGATGACTTTAGAGGTTGGGTCACAGATAGGAGAGTGATTATCAACAGGGCGCCATCTCTACATAAAGGATCTATTGGTTGTTATAAGGTTGTACTGAACGATAACTTTACAATGGGTCTTAATCCTCTTATTATTGAACCTTATGGAGCTGATTTTGACGGGGACTCTCTTTCAATAACAGCTGTACCTAAGGATTATACAGAATATGTTGAACAGAGGATAGGACCAGAAGCTTTATACTATCAGGAATCAAATCTTAAAACCTTGCTTACACCTTCCCACGAGTTTCTTTTAGGGCTTAACCTTGGAAGTAGAATAACTATGGGACCTAAGCCGATTAAGATTACAGATGCCTCACAGATAGAAGAGCTCTTAAATACGAACAAAATAAACTATAACACACCTTTAGAGTATAACGGAAAGCTTACTTGTTATGGTAGGCTGCTTCTCTCAACATACATAAAGGGAAATATAGATGACTTAATAAGAGAAGGTATGCCAATCAATGCAAAGAATATCCTGGTTATTATGGAGTATATTTCAGTTAAGTCAGACAGGTTAGACATTATACATAAACTTGCTTCTTTTGGTTCAGAGGTGGTTAAGTTTAAAGGTGTAACTTCCCTGACACTTAATGAACTATACCTTGATCTGGATACGAGTCTGCATAAGGAAATGGTGAGAATTAAGAATGATGAAAGCCTATCTCCACAGCTGAAACTAATTAGAATATCGGAGGCTTATAAGAACTTTACTGAACAAGCCAAGGATTCACTTACACCAGCTATTAAAGACAGATTAGAGAGTTCAAACAGGATTAAGATGAAGCAGGTTCTCGATCTATCTATCCCTAAAATTACTATATCAAATGAGGGGGTTATAGATGTGATGGAAACGAATCTCTTGAATGGACTCTCACCCGATGATTACTACTCTGATGCAATAACAAACCGTAAAGTAGTAGGAATTAAGCAAGAAGGTGTAGGGGGTTCAGGATATTTAACTAGACAGCTGGTAACTATTGGTAAAGGATTTAAGTTTCAAGATAAAGATGCTCCTGGGAATAGTTACTTAGAGGTTGAAGCTTCGCCATACTATAAAGGAAGACTTACAATAGAAGGGCAAGAGGTGACAGAGAAAGATTACGGGAAACTAGTTAAGCTGCCATCTTGTATATTTAATAAGGACACTAACCTGTATAGAAACCAAGTGTCACAATTATTAGACTATTATCAAGACAGTAACATTGGATTCTCGTTCTCTACAACCTTAACAGAAGCGATGACCCAGTCTGTACTCTCCATTAAACACAACGCTACATTTAAGATGATTAACGAAGGGTTTATACATAGGGCTAAGGCAGATGGAGAACTTACTGAGGTTACTGAGAATACGTATACAATCAAATATGGGGATGTAATAGAGACTTATCCAAAGAGTAAAGAGTTTATCGTGAATCTGTATAAGTTTAAGAAAGGAGATGTTATTGGGTATATACATAAGCTTCTCTCACCTACTTATAAATTCGAGGCTATATCTAAACTTATTGATACATTCCCGATTTCACTAGGTAACAAGAACGCTAATAACAATATTCAACCATCAGTGAGTTATTCGCCATATGAAGGTATTATTAGTTATCAGTTTTTACCAAGGAATAAGATCGGAGTATTTGTTAATGGGGTTATGATTAATTCTCAACACTTAGATACACCTACACTTTATTATTACCCAGAAGGAGCTAGAGTGCCTCGACATGCTAAGATCTCCTCTGATGTAGTGAGTATGAATAAGTATAGCAATCCAGAATTAACAGGAGATGAAGCAGTTAGAGATAGATATATGGTTTTCAGACAACAATTCCTAGAAGCTAATGGTAATGTAACTGAGGATCTTATCGAATTCTTATACCGTATTTGTTCAGTTAATTTAGGAGGACAACTTACATATTCAGGAGTTAAGGGTGCATTTAAAGAACTTCCGGCTCTATCTAAGATTGCCTTTGGTTACGCTAATAAGACCTTAGATAATCTACTAGAGAATGAAGGATCTGAGAGAGAAGACCCGCTTGATATAATATTTAGAAGCCAATTAGAATATAACAATTTAGCATAATAACGATGATTTCACTAATAATAACACGAGATAATGTAATGGTCAATCAGTTCACTTACGAGGATGAGTCAGAATTGGAAATAGCTCTATCTGATGTAGTCTCTAGTATATTTGGGCTGGACTTTACACCACAACTCTGGGAGAATCTTGACATTCCAGCGATAAATACAGTCTTAGAATTTCAAGGTTATCAAGACCGACTGCATAAAGTTAATCTTGGAGCTGAGAATATAGATGAGAAGGAGGTAATACTATACAAGGAGAATAACACTCTAGTAGTAACTAAAGATGAGCTTGTTAATCACGTAAACCTCCTCTCTAAAGTAATTCCAGTAACTAAGGATATTTTGGAGTACTTTATTGAGATGAAACCGGATTACAAGAGATCAACTATGAGAGGTCTGCTTGATATACTAAATAAGAACTATGGAATGAACTATATAATCCTAAACAACTATGGAGGAGTACAGATTTAGTGTATGCAGGTTCTTAAGATGGGATGGATTCAACGTAGATAATTTTATTGAGGAGCTTAAGGGGGAGATAAAACAAGACTCCCTCAAGGTTTCCCCAAATGAGAGTGACCCTACGATGATGGACTTAGAGGTTTCAATTCCACCAGAACTTAGGCATACAGTAGAAAATATATTAAAGAAGTACACAAAAATATACACGTGGATCAATGAACAGCTATAATTTTTTCATAGAGAACAGACTCCCGGAGGTATTAACATCTTACTATAACAGCCCATTAAATAAGAGAGGCTATGAGGTGGTTAATATATCAGTCGTTCACCCAAAAGTAGAGTTATCAAGAGCAATAGAACTCGAGCAGACTTATAATTACGAACTCCTGCTAAGCTACACGAATAGAGAGACAGGAGAGATGCCAGAGCCTATTGTGATTGAAGTTCCTAAGATGGTTAACGATTCATTTATTATCTTCGGGAAATACAAAACACCTACTTTAATGCTGGATAACGATAGAAATGCTAGGTTTTATGAGACTCAGTTCGTTATTGATCCAGACAAGACATTCAACTACGAAACCGGACTCTTCAAATATTTAGACAGCGAAGGGAATGAAGTAGTAATTGATGTTAATGCTATAGATGAGTTGCCAGAGGAGGCTAGAAAGGTTGATAAGAGTATACTAAAGAAGATTGAAATTAAGTTTAACCTGGATAAGCCTTTAAATGAACTAACTAAAGACATACTGATTCAAGCTAAGGAGAGGTTCACTGGTTATAACGATAAGGTTGAGGATCACATACTAGACAAAAAGGTTCTCACAGTTCAAGCAGGTTTAGTTAACTTCCTAAAGAGCCATAAGAAAGAGGTTTATACAAGGATAGCTTCGGATTTACCAAGGAGAGGAAAGATTTATGCCAGTGAGATGAACAAGTATATCCGTAAGTTCTTTTCACATGGAGGTATGATTGATAACCCTTCTAAAGTAAACTCACTGACATTCTCTGCACTATCAAGAAGGATTAAACTTTCAGAGTACACAGAGTATAACAGAAGCTTAGTAGATATTATAGACCCAATTAGAACCCCAGAAAATGCCAATGCGAATATCGTGAATGAGCTTAATGTTTGTTCTGTTATAGATGAGGATGGTGGGATTTCAATAAGAGTTCACGAGTTAGACTTTAAACCAATTGTTCTTCCTTATATAGATTATTTTGATGCGTATATAATTGACAACCAGAGTGTGGACTACGTTAATAAGAAGATAAATCCTAAGGTAAAAGTAAGAAGAAGAGGAGAGGTAATTGGAGAGTATAAGTTATCTGAAGTACCTAAACCGTGCTATATAGATGCTTCTGCTGATGATAAACTTTCTTACTCAACTAGAAGGATCCCTATGATTAACTACACAGACTCAATTAGGGTATCAATGGGAGGAAACATGAGTAACCAAGCTGTTGAACTCATAAACCCAGATGTACCAGCAGTTAGTTCAGGACATGATGATGGAGCTAAGACTCACCCTTTAAATATCTATGCTTTATCTTCAGGAGTAGTGGATTATAAGGATAGAAACGTAATTAAAGTAAAGGGACCTAATGGAAAGTCTGTAGAGTATAAATCTCACTTAGTTAATTCCATGTACGATCTGAATGTTGTGGTGGATCCTAAGGTTGAAGTAGGTGATCATGTTAATATTGGAGACACGATCTTTGCACCTAGAAATATAACCTCAGAGTTTAGACTAGGGAAAAACTGTAGAATAGCCTTTATGCTTCACGGTAATAACTACGAGGATGGTGTAATTATGGGTTCTCACTTGATTCCTAAGTTTGCTCATATTGCGGTTAAAGATTACGTATACATTCTAAAACCTGAGTCAGAGCTTACTTCAATTATGGATATGGCAAAGGCTGTTGAAGAAGATGAGCAGATACTTGGAGTTAATGAGAGGATGTCTACTGAGGATTTAGATTTCTTGGCTGGAGCTGTAGATTATGGTAGAGTAAGTAAGCTAAAAGGATTCTTCATGACGGAGGGTCTAAGAGTACCTAAGGATTTTGGGAGAGGTTACTTTACAGATATCATAGTTCAGAAAGGGAATGTAGAATCAGATCCGACAACAGAGCAGGTAATTAATGAGGTTTTCAAGAGATATAAAGCTTCAAGAAAAGAGGTTGCTGCTATTGGTGAAATTCCAGAGAGTTACTTGAATCTACCTATGGAACAATCAGAACCACCTCAGATAGATTACAAATACATGATTAAAGTTCGCTTATTACAAGTCAATGAACTCAAGGTAGGGAATAAGATAACAAATAGGTATGGAAGTAAAGGTCTATGCTCACAAATTATTCCTGAAGATGAGATGCCAAGAACAAAAGATGGGCAGTCGATTGATGTGATAATGAATGCGGACAGCACCGTAAAGTCGACTTGTTGCGGTGGGTAAACCTTGTGAATTGCTGGGATATCCTACATGTGGTGGTGAGGACAATCAGCAGCCCTTATGGGTTCAACGACTATCGAAACTGTAGTAAAGGAGTAGAGTACACTTAAGCGAGTGGAAGCGCAAGGATAGAGGGTTAAACCTTTATGTGATATAGTCTGAACTTCCTTAGAAATAGGGAGCTGGAGTAATTTCCGGGATAAGAAGTAGCGAGCTTATCTGAACATAATTGAGCAAGAAAAATAGTCTCTCAGCTACTTGAACTAGGATTATCTAACTTATCAAGAGCGATGTATGCCAAGTTTGATAAAGATAGAAACCCTAAAGTAATGAGAGATGAACTAAGTGACATAATAAACCCTAAACTAGCATCTTACAGTGATAAACAAATCTTAGAGTACCATGACAGCTTAAAAGATAAACAGATATACCCAATAGTAACAGGAAACTTTGCTAAGGATATATCGGCTAAGCTAAGAAAGTATTCAGATAAGTATAAAGTAAGTCTAGATGGGGAACACCTTTATACGAAATCAGGAAGACTCTACACAGAGAACAAGATTTTAGTAGGAGATATGTACCTTATGAAACTCTACCAACTACCAGAAAAAGGAGCTAAGGTAACTTCTGATAATATGAAAGGAAAGAGACCGGTACTTGGAGCTAACTTTAGAAATGAGGGACAGAGTTTAGGAGAGATGGAGTTCTGGGCTTACTCAGCTAATGACCTCTCTGAACTTTTAACTTACAATAGAGATAGAACTAAACTACAAGACTCGGCTAAATTCCTTACAGAGTTATTGAAGCTAGGGTTAGAGTTTGATGGGAATTTAAAGGACAAAAAACAGATTAAATAAAATGAGAGTATTAAAATTTGGAGCTTCGTGGTGTGATAAGTGCTCCGTATTGTCTAAGTTAATTAAAGAGTCAGACTTAGATTTGCCAGAAATTGAAGAGATAGATTTAGATGAAGAACCTGAACTAGCTGAGAAATACGGGGTTCAGACTTTACCTACTATTTGTTTTGTGGATGATCTAGGTAAACTCCTTAAGAAATCGGCAAGAGCAGCTGAAACTAAACAACCACTAACTCCAGAAATAATTTTAAAAGAATATAATAAGTTAAAAGAAGAACATGACTAATCTAGAACTTACAAGAATAAAGGTGCTGGTTAAGAGAGATACGATGGATACAACTTTCTTAACTGTAGAGGGAAACTTAAAAGAAACTGGTACGATAATTGCAGTAGGAAAAGACTGTGAGCACTTACAACCGGGAGATAGAGTATGGCTAGGACACAGAACTGGAGTAAAGTTAAACTACGAAGGTGAAGAGGTTGAGCTGATGGATGAGGATGAAGTGCTTGGTAAAATATTAAGTTAAAGATGATTCAGGTAGCATTAGTAGTAGCAGATTGGTGTGGGGCATGTCATAAAGTTTTAGAGAAAATAGAGGCATCCGACATCAATCTTCCCTACCTGAAAATCGCAATCTTTGAGGAGAACTTAGAATTATGTAATCAAGCCGGAGTTAAATCAATCCCAACAGTGCTATTTTTAAGCCATTCTGGAGCAGTTCTCGATCGTATTGATAGTGACATAACTCCTGATAGAATAAAGGAAAAGTATAACCAAATAAATAGTAAGTAATAGGAGGTAAGGATCACAGCTTTTAATAACTTTGGCATAACTTTTGATATAAATTTAAGATAATGTATTTAACAGAAAGACATATAATAAAGAATAATAAAGAGTTAGACCTAGTTTGTTTTAACTCTAAAAATCTCTATAATAGGGCTTTATACTTAGTTAGACAGCATTATTTCAAAACTGAGGGTTATCTGAATTTCTTTGATGTTTATAGACTAATGGTTGATTCTAAAGATAAGGATTATTATGCACTACCTACGAGAGTATCTACTCAAACCTTAAGATTACTTGATAGAAACTTTAATTCATTCTTTAGTTTAGTCAAGAAGAAACAAAGTGGTAATTATGATAAACCTATTAGAATTCCTAGGTATTTAGATAAAGAAGGTAGAACTATAACTATTTTTCCTAAAGAGAACGTATCTAAAGTATATCTTAGAAAAGGCGTAATCAAATTATCTTCTTTATTTATAGAAATACCTACAAAAGTAACGGAGTCTAACTTAGTTGAGGTAAGAGTTTTACCTAGGAATAACCATCACGTAGTTGAAGTAGTTTATAAAGTTGAACAAAAAGAACCTAAAAGCGATAACGGAAGGTATGCTTCTATAGACTTAGGGTTAAACAATTTAGCTACAGTTTCATCTAATGTGGTTAAACCTTTTATTATCAATGGTAGACCTTTAAAATCTATCAATCAATACTGGAATAAAGAAAAGGCTAGACTACAAGCTCACTTAAAAGGTAATCAAAGAACAACTAAAAGAATAAAAAGTATAACAAACATAAGGAATAACAAAGTTAAAGATTATTTACACAAAAGTTCTAGAAGGATAGTGAATTTCTTAGTTTCCAATAATATTAGTACTCTTATAATAGGTTATAACGAGGAGTGGAAACAAAACATTAACTTAGGTAGAACTAATAATCAAGCTTTTGTTAATATACCTTTTTATACTTTTATTAAACAACTTGAATATAAGTGTAAACTAGAAGGTATTAATGTTATACTTACAGAGGAATCCTATACATCTAAGTGTAGCTTTTTAGATGGTGAAACCCTAGAGGAACATGAAAATTATCTAGGTAAGAGAATAGAAAGAGGATTATTTAGATCAGCTAAAGGTGAACTTATTAATGCCGATCTTAATGGTTCACTTAATATTCTAAGGAAAGTAGTTGGAGATTTTAGTTATCCAATAGAGGCTTGTAGTACGCCATTAAGAGTTACTCTTTAGTGATTCTTATAAAACTTAAAGCATTAATTTCGTTTTGAGTAACTATCCGGAGAAAATTGAAGAAAAGTATAACAAATTAAAAGAAGAATAAAATGAAAAAAGGAATTATCGCTACAGCTTTTGCATTATTAGTATTAGTGAGCTGCAGCAAAGACGAAAAGAAAGAAGTAGAAATAACAGAAGAAGTAACGATTGAAGCTATTAAAAACGATTCAGCATACTTCTCTAATGGAACAGCTGCACCTCTTGAACTAGCGGGAACAGATGTAGAAGAGGGGGATGTAGTAGAGTTAAAGTATGTAGTTAAGAAAAAGAAATAATTTATGAGGAAGGTTTTTGCATTACTAGGGATCACTCTTAGTTCACTGGTTTACTCACAACAACAATACGCTTCTTACTATGGTGACAACTTTCATAACAGGAATACAGCATCAGGTAAGAGGTTAAATATTTATGGAGACCACTGTGCACATAAGACATACCCTTTTGGAACTAAACTTTTAATAACAAACACAAATACTGGAGCTACTGCCGTTTGTACTGTAATTGATAGAGGTCCGTTTGTAAAGAATAGAGTACTAGATCTTACAACGACAACTTTTAAACAATTAGGTGGAAAACTTAGAGACGGCTTAATCCCAGTAACGGTTAAAGTTCATGAGCAAAGCTAACAAAATAGACATTCAAACTCTCTCTTGGAATCAACATATTAGACACAGACCAGGCATGTACGTCTCGAATGTGGATAACCCGACTGTGATTCTAAGGGAGGTTATTGATAATGGAATAGATGAAGTTTTAGGAGGTTACGCTTCAAAGTTAGGATTTAAACAAGTAGGGGATTTCTTAATGGTGTATGATAATGGTAGAGGTATGCCGATTAACCTTAAGAATGACCCTACAAATCCTAAAGTAAAAATAACCTCTGCTGAAATAGCCACCTCTCGTATGAATTCAGGTAGTAAGTATGAGAAAAATGGTGTTACTACAGGCTTAAATGGAGTGGGGACTAAGGCCTCTAACGCTCTGTCTTCAACTTATGTATTATGCTCAAAGGTTACTAAGGATAACTATAAAACCAGCATAAAGAAAGTAGAGGAAGAGTATAACAAGAATAAAGATGTTTACTACCTGATAGAGTTTAAAGAAGGGAATAAGGTTAAGGAAGATGTACTTAGTTTGGAGGATATATTTAAAAAGTACAAGTTGAAAGTGAAGTTGGAGTTTAAACCTTCTACCCTCGTATTCTTTAAACCAGATTATACACTTATTCAATCACCTAACTACGATCTACCACTTACAAACCTAGCTCTCGTAAAGTTAATTCTAAAGGAGACTACAAAGAAGGAGGTAGAGTATTTTATAGAAGGTAAGGAGGTTGAATATGAACTCTTTAAGTACCCTCTAAATATGACCATAGAAGGGACTAAATTATTAACCACCTTCGACTTCAGTTCAGATCTATCTAAGGGAGTGTCTAAGGGATCAGTTAACTCACTTGTTGTTAATAGAGGTCTGCATATAAGAGAAATGGAGAATGCTTTAAAGGAAGGACTTAGAGCTACTTATAATTTAGATGATGTTTATGTTCAGTTTGTTTTAAAGGGACTTAACTTGTCTATAATTCTCCTAGCTAATGAAGTTGGGTTCTCCTCTCAAACTAAAGAAAATCTCACTCAAATAGACGGTTGGGATAAAAGTTGTAGAGAAAAGTTAATAGAAGAGGTTACTAAGTTTTTAAAGAAGAATAAGGCTGAGTTTGAAGAGCATATTGAGAGAGTTAAGGAGTTTACCGCTTCTATGAACAAACTTAAAAATATGGACTTCATTAAATCTAAGGTTATCCTCTCCTCTGATATTCGTAAAAGTAAAGGAGGTAAAGAGATTAGTAAGCTTAGGGATTGCAGCACCAGTAACCGAGCGGAGGCAGAACTTTATATAGTAGAGGGAGATTCAGCAGCAGGTTCAATTACATCCGCGAGAGATTCTAAAATACATGGAGTTTATCCGCTCAGAGGTAAGGTGCTGAACTGCCAGAATAAGTCTTTAGAGCAAGTATTAGAAAACAAAGAGATAAGAGATTTAATTAACGCTATTGGTGCAGGAATTAAAGGGTATGAATTAAAAGAGAAGCCTAGATTTGGAAAGATAATAGTGGCTACCGATGCTGATGATGATGGTTACTCTATTCAAGCTTTAGTTCTAGGAGTATTTGGAGAGTATATGCCGCACTTAATTGAGAAAGGATATGTTTACTGTTTAGTTCCACCTCTATATAAGCAAGAAGGAAAGTATTATTATGATGGGGAAGAGAAAGGGCTTAACAGAAATAAGAAGTTCACTCGATATAAAGGGCTTGGTACAATGAACTCTGAAGATGTAGAAGAAACGTTAATTAAGAATAAGAGGCTGAAACAAGTTACTCTGGATGACCTAGATTATGCTAAAGAAATCCTTGGTACAACTTCAGCTAAGTATAACCTAATGAAAGAAGCTGGTATTATATATGGCTAAGAATAATAAAGTAGTAACCGAGTCTATTGGAGATATAGTTTCATTCGGGTATACAGAGTTTGGGAAATACATTAATACATCCAGAGTGTTCCCTAGACTTCTCGATGGACTTAAACCTTCCTATAGACGTGGTATTTATGCATCTTATTTAGGGGGGAAGGATTATGCAAAGTCAGCTGAGGTTTTAGGGAATATGATGAAGTTCCACCCTCACTCTACAGATGGGACGTATGAATCACTGGCAAAGTTTACGCTCTGTGGTATTTTAGAAGGGGAAGGGAGTTTTGGTAGGGCTGATATATTAGGGGATTCTGATGGTCCAGCTGCTGCTCGTTATACCGCTATTAAAGTATCAAAGAAGCTCAGAGCGATGATAGAGCCAGTGTTAGACCTCGTCCCATGGCAAGATAGTGAGGTGAATGGAAATATAAAAGAACCATCATACCTTCCTACACCCTTTCCGTTATCCTTCTTAGTTGATAGGGTTTCTGGATTAGGGATTGGAGTTTCAGCTATCTTACCAACGTTTTCTATGGAGAGTATGTATGAAGCTTATATAACTAATGACCCTAAGAAGCTAAAGTATAGAACAAAGGGACTTAAGATTATAGCAAAAGATTCAGACTTAGATGCGCTATGGAAAACAGGAAAAGGATATCTAACTTACCAGTATGCTAAAATAACAAAAGGAGATAGGGAAGTTCTTATAGAGGGTGACCCAAGTAGATTTCCTATTCAGTTAGATAAAGGTGGTAAGGGGGATGACAAACTATTTATGCAGTATCGTGAGGAAGGGAGAATCTTAATTGACAACCTCTCCGACAAATCAAAACCAGGACTTCTAAGAGTTTACCTTTCACCGGGAACTAGAGGAGTGGATATAGACTGGTTGCATAAATACCTAACAGAAAAAGCTACCCACAAGGAGACGTATATGATTAATGTTACTGATGGGGAGACTGTTAGAACGATAGGAATTAGAGAGTGGATAGATATAACTTACAATAACTACATAAACTTACTAAACTTAAACAGGGATAATAAATTAAAGAGCCTAGAGTTTAGTAAGAAAGTTTACCTAGCTATGCCTGAAGTGGTTAAAGTATTTCTAAAGGATACGAGTGTCACAAATGAGCAGCTAGCAAAGAAGACAAAAGTAGATTTAGAGATTATTAAAGTTATTATGTCTAAGCCTATAGGAACATTAAGAAAAACTGATTCAGAAGCTAAAATTAAAGAAATAGAAAAAGAGATAAAAGCACTGAAGAAGTTTAAAGCAGAAGAATTTATAAAGGAACACATATTTTAACACGCAACAATTATGAGAGCATTACTTGAGGATATCTTATTGGAGAACGGTTGGAACAAAGCAGATGGAGTGGTTAACAAATCAATCCGAATAGGTGGAGTAGAAATTTGGGAAGCTGAATGGTTAGGAGGGGAGTTACTAGGAAGAGTGAATGGAAAGATTAGAAATATTGTTACACTGTTTGAGGATATGAAGTTAAATAAGACTGTAGCAAGAGCCGCTTTCCTTAGTATCTTGAGACCGGCATAAGCTGTGGGAAAAACCTTATATATGAGAAGAGAACTACAGGAGAGTGTATTTGGCGGCATTTTCCTGTTCTTCTAATCTCACGTGTAACAACAAATAAGTATAACAAAAAAAAACAACATTATGAGCACAAACAAAAACAAAACAGGAAAATTAAACTTGAACGTACAAATGAAACAAGCTATCGATTTAAGTTTAGCTTCAGGAGTACCAGTTTTATTCCTATCTAATCCAGGGTGTTTCACAGAGGACACTAAAGTTATAACTGATAAAGGGGAACTAACTTTTGGTGAACTTTTAGAGAGACATAATCAAGGTGAAAAATTTAGTGTAGTTTCTTGGGATACAGAAGCTCAGCAAGAAATCCACCCAGCTATGAAGTCAGCGTTTATCACTAAGGAGGTAGATGAGCTTATTGAAGTAGAGTTGAGTAACGGAGAAGTTTATAGATGTACTCCTGACCACTTACACCTACTTGCTGATGGAAAGACTTGGGTAGCTGCTGAAGAGTTATCTGTAGGTCAAGAAGTAAAAGGTTAAAAATTATGGAGGAGATTAGCAGACTTTTTTATGTGAATTTCAGTGTTAAAGATTTAGTAGAGTATACTGGTGGAGAGGAGTTAATAGATTTATTTCTCCAAGCTAAAGGGTATAAAATCTACAACTTCTTTAATAACCTGACAAACCAGCACTACGTAGGGGATAATTCATCAACTATGCAGGAGCGTCTGTTTAACTCTCTATTCGGACATTTTACTTACTTAAGAGAACAAAGGGACTATGGTGTAGAGGGAAAGTACTTGGACATATTAGAGTACGGACCAGAGAACTTTTACATTAGAATCTTACCACCTATTAATGGATACACTTACGATCAAGAAAAAGATGAAGAAGTGTGGATTAGTAGGCTTAATGCTTTTGTAGGAGATTTAAATGAGCTTAACCTTCCGGGATACAATAGAAGTAGAACTGGAAAGGGAATCTATTTAAATGAACCTATAAGACATGAGAAGATTTGTGTAAAGAGTAAAGACGGGTGTTATAAATTCATTTTTCCAAGCGAGCTAACTGAAGAGTTTATAGAGGTTGATTCAAGGGAATTTTATTCGGAGATGGGGAAACGGGGTATGCAGACTCACCGGGAAAATGGAACACATGTATTTAACAAAGCTCACCAAGTAAAACTACAGAAAGCGGGACTTAAATCTCAAAAGGAAAATGGTACAGGAATCTACAGCCCAGAAGTTAGAGAGAAGGCTTTTCATAATAGTCGTAAATCTCTAAGGGAAAAGAAAGTAGGTAGCTGTCACGATCCAGAGCTTCAGAAAAAGATTAGAGAATACGCCACTAAGGTATCATTCTTTAATAGGCTCAATGAGAGTATCCAGTTAATCTATGATATGTTTTACAGAGGGACGCCAATTAATGAGCAGAGTTATAATTACGTGAAAACAAACAAACACTTCTCGTATAAAAAACTTCTGGTAATCCCTAAAATTATACCCCTCATCATAGTCAATAACTTAATAAATAATAACAACAGTACACATTATGGAATCAACTAAAATAACAGTAAAGAATATTAAAAGAATCAAATTAGAAGCACCAGTAAAAGTATACGATTTGGAAGTAGATCACCCGAGTCATAACTTTAAATTAGCCGCTGGGAACTTCGTGCATAACTGTGGGAAAACTACGATTGTGCAAAAATACGCCAAGGCTAATGGATATGGATATGTAGGAATTAACGGGGGTGAGTATTCTCCTGAAGATATCCTAGGTTTCCCAGTGAATCAGAATGGTGAAGCAGTAAACCTAAAGCCGGACTGGTTCAAGAAAGTGGAGGAAGAATCTGCTACTCATGAAAAGGTAATTTTATTTATTGACGAGTTAACTACCGCTTCTGAGTATGTACAGTCTCCGCTATTGAAGGTGATCTTTGATAGAATGGTGGGACAGAGAAAGTTACCATCAAATGTAGAGATTATTTCTGCAGGTAACTATCAGGAGAATCTAGGGCAGAACTTTGACTTGATCTCCCCAATTATCAACAGGTTCATGGTATATAACTTGATATCTGTGACAAAGGAGGATTTTCAGTTATTCCTAGACGCTGACTTCGCCGCTACAATAGACTTTAGAGAGTCACCAGATGAAGTAGAGGTTGACGAGAAAGTTATCCAAGAGGCACTTATGGACTTCATCGCGGCGAAAGGGCTTAGTCTAGATGTAATGAATAACACTGAGCTTTCTGATTTATATAGAGGGCGAAGCAGAGTATTCAACCCGCCAACATGGAGATCTGTAGGTAGACTTAAACCACTTCTACACGCAGCTGCCAAGAAAGGATTACTAGGGTCTATGGTAACTAAAACTCTAGTAAATGGTCTAATTGGATTCCTACCTGATAAAGAGCTTCAAGGTTCATTCAATGGAGATGTGGGAGAAACTTTGATTAACCTTCTAAAACAAAATCCAGCGTTATCCAATCTAATGAAGACTGCTGTAACGTTTAAAGATGTTGAGTGGTTCTTGGATTCAAACGTAGAGAAGGGAATTGATGAGGCTAAACTTCAAGAATTCCTAGAGATGTTTGATAAGGATAGTAAGATCTTAACCTTTGGTGAGGCTGAGAAACTGATTGATAACTTCTCCTCTAAACTATGGTCAATCAAAACAACTTACCTTAAACCTAAATTAGAGAACAAAGAGATTAAGCCAGCTGACAGTAAAGCTTATATCAGCAAGTTCTCAGAAGGTATTAACAAGGTGATTGATGTTCTTGAGAAATTAGCTAAGAAAGATGATATTCATGAGCACAACATAGTTAAGAACAAGAGAAAGTCTGTTGAATCAGTTAATAGAATCGGGTAAACATGAGAAAGGATTATGTAAAGAAAGTAGATGAGTTTAACAGCAAATACTACGTTAACTACATCTACGAAGACATCTCAGACAATTTAGATCCGAGTCACATGGGAGTTCCTATTGCTGGGTTAATTCAAAAGGATATAACTCACTGGAAACTTCTGATGAGGGAGAGCGTGTTTGAAGATAAGGAGAGTAAAATAAGAGAGAGCGTTATATATCATGAGTATGGACACGCTTTCTTTGCTCACCACCTCCTAGCTTATAAGGGTTTAAAGACTCTGGAGGGAATTATTAACAAACCTGATTATGTAGAAAGGATGGCCAAAATAAGCGGTCGTCCTAAAATCTACATAAAAGCTCTTCTCTCTAACCAGCAGTTCATCTTTAACCTTCTAAACATAGCTGCAGACTGTGAGATTAACTCTAAGATTTTAACTCTGGAGGATGTAGAAGCTATAGACCAGGCCTTTGAAGCTGACTCTATCCACCCATCTAAGTATGCCTTCCTTGAGGGTAAAACTTATCTTGAGTATGTAGAAATGGTAGCTGAGTACTTAAACTTATTCTTACCACCAAAACAACAAGATCAACAAGGAGGCGGAGACGGACAGCAGGGAGAAGGTGAAGGTGACGGTCAAGGTGGAGGCTCTGGAGAAGGTGAACTAAAAGGTATGCCTGGCTCTGGTACTGGATCTAACTTTATTACACCTGACATGATCGAGAAAATGGTTGATGAAGGTTTAATAGATGAGGATGGAAACTTGACAGATAAAGGTAAAGAACAGATGAAGGAGCTTAAGAGTTCTGGAGGTGAATCTAAAGAAGGTCAAGGAGAGTCTAGTGGAAATAATGGTGAAGATGGTAATGAAGATGGAGGAGCAGGAAAGCCAGACCCTAGATTCCAAGATAACGGTAGAGGAAACTCAGGAGGAGCTGTACTAACTAGGAATACTCAGAATATCTTAAAGTCTATGGATGATTTGTTTAGAGACTTGAGAAATAAAGAGGTTACTAAAATGACTACTACAAGAAACCTATTTAAGAATCAATTAAGAGGTCGTAGTGGTAATATGTACGTTCCAGCCCTTAAGATGAACCCAGCCAAGGTAAAGGTTGAACAGATGACCTTCCTTGTTGATGTCTCCGGTTCGATGGAAGAGCGCTCTATTTTTGGTATTATAAACGATATCGCAACTAGAGTGAAGAAGATTGGTCTAGATAGGGTTAGGCTTATTACATGGAATACTGGATTTGTACAAGACTTGATGATAAGAGATTTTGAGCCTAAGAGAGGCATGCTTCGTATTGGAGGTGGTACTGATCTAGCTAGAGGTCTAAAGCATATCAGAGAGCTTGACGAAGGTGTTCCTATTGTAGTAATATCTGACCTTTGTGATGACATGAAAGCTTGGAATAGAGAGTTTGACAAAATAAAAGATCCCAAGTATGTTGTTACTCTAGGCTGCGTGAATAAAAGTGACGTAAAAGCCATAAACAAGGACGTTAAAATCTTTGAGAGCGATTACGATTAAATAATAACTAACAAATCTTTAACTAACTAATATATGATTTTGAGTATCGACTGTGGGTACGGACACTTTAAGTACTGTATCTACGATGAAAAAACAAGTAAAATTATTAAGTTAGATAAAGAGGTTACAGGTGTGATAGAGGTGCCAGAAGGAGATTCATCCATGGTTACCTCTGTTGCAACCTACCACCACTTCGATGGAAAAAGGTATTTAGTAGGTGAGCTGGCGACAAAACTAGACCGGCTCCCTATTGATACTTTAACTTACGAAGGATTCAAGGAGGTAGGACCAATACTAATCTCTTATCTACTTAACAAATTCCAATCAGAAGGTATTGAAAAGATCGCTTTGGGGTTGACCCCCGTGATCTGGGATAAGCGTGAAGATTACAAAAGCTATATCTTAGAGAAACTTAATTTGCCTTCAGAAAAGATAGATATTCACGTTCAAGGTCTTTCAGGTCACGCTACTTATTCACAGTATGGACTAGATATAAACCCTGATGGAAAAATCTCTATGGAAGCTAAATCTGCTAACTATTTTGGACTGGACGTTGGATTTAATACGATAGACACTTACCTTGTTTTAAATAACTCTCTTCTCGATTATGGGATTAAAGGGTTTGCAAATAAAGGTGTAGTTCTTGTAGCAAATAAAATTAAAACCCACATCTTTGAACACCTTGGAATCTCTATAAATGATGTTGAAGCTAAGGAAGTAGTAACGATGGGAGGCTATAAGAAGAGAGGTAAGTTCCACGATTTATCAGACAAGATTACTGAGTTTATCGTAGAGTATTTAACTAGTACTTTTGAGATGTTAGAGTCCGAGTATGGAGATCAGTTTAACAAGGTAGATAATATTCTTCTATTTGGTGGAGGAGCTGAGATAATCAAAATCTACATGGAGAAGTCAGACGTTATTAGAAAGACTATAGCTGACCTTTATGGAGATGAGTTCCTATTACTACCAAAAGATAAAGCAGAGTATTACAACACAATCGGATATTCACTATTAAGCAGCAAGAAATAAGATGAAGACAGTAACATTTGTACACACCTCAGATGAATTAGTTTTAGAGGCAGTAAAGAAAGCACTATCAGAAGGGTACGGTAAGGAGTTTGATAATATCTTAATCACATCCGAAGAACTACCTGAACCTGAAGAGAATTTCCTAAAGACCCAGTGCATCCAGTTTCAAGTTAAGAGAGATGTAGAGGCTATGATTTCAGCCGATACTATTATAATTGACACAAACGACTGGAACCCTTATACTTGGTTTACTTTAGGGATGGCTTATAGAGTGGCTTGGCTTAAAAATAGAAAAGAGCTTATTACAGTCGGAGAGCATAGCATAAGTGAAATCCAAAAGTACCTAGAAGAGTGGAATGATGTATATAAGAACTGGGTAAATGGAAATCCTGTAGAGTTTAAGTTTGACGTTAATAGAGCTTCAGATGTTCTTGCTTGGGTTAGACTTGGATACCTTTGGGGAGATGTAAATAATAACTACCACATTGTATCTAAACTTGTAGGAGACCCTCAGCCTAGTGACTACATTATTAAGTTCTTATCAACCGATGTAGCTTATGAATAATATGTTTGAGTTTCTGATTAAAAAGCTACACGTCATCAAGTTAGTTGTTTTAGCTCTCATTATTGCAGTAGTGTGGTATGGGTATAGAAGTATGGTGAGAGTAGAGCCTAACTATGAAGGTGTAATGATGTCTAACTTTGGAAGGAATGGGAAATCTGATTTTAAGGTGGTAACAGGGAGACAATGGACTCTGCTGCCTGGAACGAGACTATACCAAGTGCCTATGTTTGAGACTTCAGGAGATCCGGATCAGGTTACTATTTCAGCTAAAGATGCAGGAGTATTTACAGTTGACCCTTCTTATCAGTATCAGCCAATTAGAGGTAGAGGTGTAGATATTGTATTTAGTTATAAGCATCTTGGAGTGGAAGACCCTAAAGTTATGCTGGATAATGTAGAAGTCTCAATCTTAAACAAACTCGTAGTAAATGCCTATAGAGAAGAAGCTAGAGAGTATACTACAGATGGTCTAATGAATAACCTGAACGAGTTTGAAAAGAAGGTAGAGAATAGACTTAAGAAGGACTTTGAGGCTAAACACTTTCAACTAACTAACTTAACTTCTGGACTTAAACCTCCTAAATCAATGGAAGATGCTATAGAAAGGAGAAACAACATGATCCTAGAGAAAGAGAAAGTTCAGAACGAGTTGGAGGTTTCTAAAATGAATCTGGAGAAAGCTAGGATTGAAGCTGAAACAAACAAGGTTAAATCCAAAGGTCTAGACGAAAAGCTACTACAAGAAAAGTGGATAGATGCCATAAGAGAGACTGAAAATAAGGTGATAATAACGGATGGAAAAGTCCCTGCACCTATAATTATAAAAGAGTAAAGAAAAAAGATGAACAACCAAACAAAAATATATCTCCTACTGTTTGCCATAATCCTGAACATACTTCTCATTGGTTACAGTTTTAATTATCGGCCAGCAGTGGGAATGGTTGTCTTCGTTTTAGCAATATTAATCTGGAGTTACTTTCCTTACGATAAATACTTTAATAAATGGAACAAACGGAAAGAAGAATAGTTGATCATTACGAGGATATAGCCTTTGACTTACACTACCCTCACTACTTCAGCTATAGTTACGTCGGTACTCCCATTACAGTTAGGTATAAGGAGGGACAGTTAATTAAATCCTCACCTATGGACAAAGAACTCACAGAAAGTTTACCTAAGGAAGTCAATCCCGCTATTACAAGGTTAAAGTGTATGTTAGTGGAGAATAGACTTGTTACGGGGGACTTTAGAGTTATAGTCTATGATATATCGGTGAACTCAAAATTAGGGGTTAAATATGGATTCCTTGAGAGCCTAAGACCTATGAGCAATGATAAGTTCTGTGTTGGTGAAATATTTGGATTCCTTACTGACACACTTATAAAACCCACCATAGTTAAGATAAGAGATTGGGAAGGGTTTGAAGCTCGTATAGATGGGTTATGGCACTTTGGAGAGGAAGAGTTTATTTACAGCCTTAAGGAGAGAAAACTATTAGATGTAGAAGTAGAAGGACTTAGTGTAACTCTCCAGTACGATCATGAGAAAGATATGCTTATCCCTCACTTAAATATAGCTGGGGATAGGATTGGTGGTAAGTGGACTAGATTGGTAGAAGTTAAAGCGAATGACGTAGCTAAGAAAGGCGTAACAAAAGGGTGTAAGCTTATAGTAGATTGCAACGCTGAGATTGTGAATATACTAGAAAAGGGTGAACCTGAAGATATCGTATGTAAATGTGGAACTAAGCTAGGTAAGGCAGACGTTATAGGTGATTATTTTAAGTGTAGTAATGAAGATTGTCAGCAAAGTTGTAACTCTCTTATGTCGATGTATATGGGAAGAACAATAGACTCTGAGTACTTCTTTAAGCTTCTAAGACTGCCTAACTTTAAATTCAAAACCCGAGTAAAAGAAACATGGTGCCTCTCAGATCAATTAGCTACAAAAGATTTCGTGAGTTACCTTAGATATTTAAAACAAGGAACGAACTTAACAAAGGCACAAGAGAAGGCAATAGAAATAAACGCACTTAGATTGTATAACTTACTTAACGATGATTAAATTACCAAACATAGAACTCCCAGATAAGAATATAGATACGAGTGAGTTCATAGATTATACGATTCACAAAGGTTATAAGATGGAGACCTCTGAAGACCCTTACTCTCTGGAAATGATACTGGTTGGTAAGAATGTAACAGAAACCTACCTATATAATCCTGTAACAAAAACATTAAGTAAGGTAAAAATAGAAGGGGAAGGTAAGCAGGAAGTTAGATGGAGTAGTTTGCTATATTTTACAGATGCTCCTATACTAGTCCTATCTCAAAGCTTATCTATATTCCTACTCTCTATTTCAATCTTCTTTACCTCTTTCTTATCTGGAGTTATTCTATTAGCGGCTTTAGTTTCAGTTATAGCTTTGGCAGATTACGGTTGGAAGAATCATAAAATGTCAAAAGTAACGAAACCGCTCTGGAAATATAAGAAGATGGTAATAGGGGTTTCACTTACAACAATGTGGACACTAACTTTACTGAAAATAATAACACTGCTAGTAAAATGACAAAAATAATTATAAAAAAGAGAGAAGTATTGCTTGGAGTAGTGAGCGTATCTTCAGAGGATTTTAGAGATGTTCAGCAAGTTGATGCTCTAATTAAAAACAAACTACTCGATAAAATTAACAAACAGACTCCAACTTTTAGTACAATTCAGGAGTTATTCTTACACTATTGGAACGCTTATGGACTTGAAGTATTCCCGTTAGATATTGAAGGAGAATTGGAGCTTGTAGATGATATGACTTACGGGCTTGTTAGATTCCCACTAGATAATAACGGTATACAGAAAGGACTCATAAGACCATACCAAGCAGGAGGAGTAGCTGAATTAGGGAAAGTAGTATTAGATTATATGTACATCCCTTCAGAAGACTTTTTATCAGGTATTTCAGAGGTGAGCTTAGATTTACCATTAAGAACTGCTGAGGTTGAGAATATGACTGAGTACTTAAGAACAAGAGGAGTAAATATAGAAATTGTAAACTACCATGAATAAGTATCTAATAATAAGCCACTACAACGGACTAGAATCTGATGGGGCTATAATAAAGATTGAAGAAGGAGAATCTACATTAAACCACCTTATAGAGTATATTTCAGATAGGGAGGATTTAATGGGACAAACGAGACCTTATATCGATGCATTCAAACTTAAGGAACTAGATGAGAGCGGAGCGTTTAACTCTATAACTCTTGCAATGGCTCCTTATGGTTTTCAAGTAGTATCTGTTAATTATGAAGGAGAGATTGAAGATGACATAGAAGACAAATGGGTAGTAATCGATAATGAGAATAACGTAAAATTCATAACTACAGATAACATTGACCAAGAAGAGTTAGTGAAATTTGTTACTGTTATGCTGAGTTCTCTAAAGGTTTCTAAGACTATACTGAACAAAGAAGTGGAGAGAGTGAGAGCTAATAGTGACATTCTTAACATCGATACACTTTCAGGATTAGGTATTATTAACTCTTTATTGTTTACTCATGGTTTTAGATCATTCTTTTGTTAGTGCAGCAGCCAAGATAGGAGATGGGTTATATGGTAAAGGGTTTTTGAGATTAGAGATTATAAATGGGCAGTATATGCTTGTAGGGGAAGGGGTTATAAACGTAGATCATCTTATTAGGAGATTTACAAGAGTTAAGACAAGTAAAGCCGTTTTAGCTCCTAGTGATACCTTTGCTTTATATACAGGTCTTAAGAATCTCATTGACTATTATAACCTAAGTATGACAGACGGTAAATTCTCCAATGACCTACTGATAAATCCAACAGAAAAGGGAATGGAGGTTTACGCGTTCATGAAAGATAGAGTGGAATTAGTATGCAAATTGGGGTTCTTTTCTTCGGAGAGTTCTTTTATGATGTGGTTACTAAAGAAGCTAGGTAAACTTGATTAAATTAAAGACAAAAATAGGGAGCAGCCCGGGGTTAAATTCCTCAGGTTGCTCCCTTTAACTTTATTTTTTTTTTTCGCCTTAGATGCTTACATACGGCGTCTTTTGAACTTTATATTTGCTTTGTAGAGATGAAATAGTCTGTCCAAAAGTCTTCTGAAAATGTGGCATATCTCTGAATCTCCAGTTTCCTCCCCATTCCCATCCATACTTCTTAAATACGGCAACAATCTCTAGCCAATCCGCAACTCCATCTTTATCTGAATCCATCTTAGCGTCCCAACTTACTTTTGTTCCGTCTTTTGATAGTAAGCAGATATCGATAGCAAGACCGTAGTTGTGGTAAGACTGACCTCCTCTTGCATTAGTTACGATAGATCCTTTTACAGTTCTACCTTGTGCATAAAGTTTATCTTGTTCTGCGTGTGTTCTAAGTGTATGGGTGAATCTTAAAGTGTAGTCACCAGTAAGTTTAGCTGATGCTTCCTCTAAGATTTGTTTTGCTTCTGTTCTCAATTTAGGATGTAGAAGCTCTATTCTTTGTAGTGATACTTTGTCTAACATGTTCTATAAATATTTCTTAAACTTCGTCCTTATAACCCAAATACTTCCAGCAATAAGGATAAGTACAATAAGAATCCACCAAGGGAAAGACCGATTATCTGCATCTACCTTCTTGACTCGCTCGTGGGATTTAGTTTCAGTATCTTTCTTAACTTTAACTTGCCCCTCAGCTTTCTTATTTACTTTATTTAGGCTGTCTATTTTTCTTTCTTCTTTTGTCTCTACTGCTTTATCTGTGGTTTTATTAGAGTTTACATTAGAGATGGTTCCATTCTTTACTTTACCCTTATAGAGCTTATCATTAACATATACTTCAAATTCAGCTTCCTCAGTCTCGTTAATTGGAGTAAAGTAGAATTCTTCCGTGTTAATAAGTTCTTTTAGGTTCACCACTTCTTTCTTCTCCTCTACAACTTTATTTTTAACTACTGCTGCAGAGTCTACTTTCATTGAGGATACTGAATCAACCTTCTCTACGATTTCTTCTTTCTTCTCCTCCTTAAGCACCTTACGAGTTCCACATGATGTTAGAGCTAAAAGTAAGGCTACCATTAAACTAAGATAAGTACACTTTTTCATTGTCAACTATTATAAATTTTCGTATATGTCCTAAATAATACTCCTCTAAAACTAAAATGTATCTAGAGTGTGTAGCTCCTGCAGTAAGATTATCTACCCCTTGTTTATGCTGATCTGGTAAATTACTCTGTCTGTGGTCGTCTTTTTTAGGTATTTTATTTTTCACTATCTCCAGAGCCTTAAGAAACTTTGAGAAATCTTGGTTAGCTAGTTTAGTGAGCTTCTGTTCTATTCCAGCTACTATTTTCTTTTGTTTGTAATGCTCCTTCTTAATTTCCTTGTTTAGAGAGTCGATCTTTGCTTGGTTATCTAGAATCTGCAACACATCGTCTCTTACTTCCTTAGGTACTACTAGAGAGTCTCCATCTTTCGTCACTAATACTACCTTATCACCTTCTTTAACTTCTAATTCTCCGCTCGTATTTTGTGCACTGCTAGTAAACGGTAAACACATAAGTAGAGCTATTATATTTTTCCACATAAGCCTATTTAATTAATTTGTTCACGTTAGTATCCACCTGTTCGTATTGATCTGTTATTTCTTTACTTTTCTCTAGTCCACCTTGTACATTCTCTATTTGGGTTGTTTGAGCTTGTTGTAGTCGGTGGATAAGTTTGATGTAGACCTCTAGCTCCTCGGCACAATCCTTCTTCTCTAATTCTGCTATATGTTTATCCTTCTCTTTAAGTCTATCTTCGTAGGTACCTTTCCCCCAAACTATAATACCTATGAGACAGATTACGAGAACAACTAGAAGCCACTTTTGAATATTGTCCGGAAGATCGATACCACCTAAACCTTGATTGCTTAGTTCACCACCAGAAGATCTTTCCTCTCCGTTTTCCTCTGGTATTTGGTATTCTTCTTCCATCATGTCGTTTTTATATTCTTTCATTTCCTAATCTCTTACTTCTTTAGATTCATTTTCTTCACATATATTCTTTACGTCTAATCCTGCAACTCCTATGACTAAACTACCGGCTTTTCGTTTCCACTTATAGGTTACCTTCCCCTCCATCTCGTCTGTAAAAATCATATAATCCCTGTCAGAGCTTAGGAGTAACTTATCATGAGCCACATACTTCTTTGCTGCCTCTTCCCCAAAAAGGTCAACATCAGATTTGTCTATCACGTCCGTCACACCATACTCATGCTCAAAAGATTTATTAACGTAGATGTAGTAACCTTGTTTATCCTTAAGCCAGTAAGAAAAGGGTGAGTCCCAAGATGAAGATTCTAAGAGGGTTAATAGTTTCTCCTTCTCAGACATCTCTTCCCTTAGACGTTCTACCTTATTGTTGAGCTTAGTGATATCGTGTCGTTGCATATTGATGATGTTGATATACTCGTTACTCTTACTTTGTTTATTCTGTATGAGGTATTTAAATATATAACCTAATAGTATACCTCCTCCTCCCGTTATTAAAATATTCACTAAGTCCATTTTATTAATTCATATTTAGTTAGACAGGAGAGAGATTTTTGTTCTCCCTCTCGCTGTGCTTGTTGTTTTGGTTTTGTCTGTTAATCGAATTGGTTGTCAAGATATCTATCAAATGTTCTAGCTTCTCCACCAGAATCACTTCCATAGAAATAATATCCACCACTAATTAATGGCCAACTTAAGGTTATTTTACTTGTTCCAGAATAGTTAACATTATCATCTGGAATCTTACCTACTAGTAAGAATGAACCATTTGGATTAACTACATAAACAATAGTTCCAGCGCCTGCATTCATTCTCCACTCAGCAGTATTAGTATATCTCAATTCCCATCTATTAACGTTTACTTGTCTAGTAGTGTAACTTCCTTGATCTGGTTGGTATGTATCCGGATCTTCATCTTCTGGCGGTGCAACTACTAAACCTCCGCCACCTGGAGAGTGGTAACCCGATCCTGGTCTATACGTTCTCTCATTTTTCCAAGCTACCCAAACCCAAACCGCTTGAGTTTTACACTTAGTATTGAGATGTAACAAGATATCAGAATCAGTCGAAGTATCTCCACCTAATTTCAAGTCTCCTGTTTGAGGATCCCTAATCAAGAAGTCTTTTATTGCAGAGTTTCCTTGATATTCTTGATTCACTAAGGTAAACTTATGTCTAGCATTTAAGTAGGTATTAAACTGGTCAGCACTTGAGTAGTACTTCTTATTAGCTCCATTATTCCAATTTCTAGCAGAATCCACGAAGTCTAAAGTAGATTGATCTAGCCTGTGAGTTATTTCAGGAACCTCATTAGCTGAAACTGCGAAATCAAGGTATTCTTTAAATGTGCTAATGTTTCTTAGTACCCAAAGTTTACCTGTGGTTACTTCTTGTTTAGTTAGTGGATTTGTTAATATCAACTCAACTTTACCATTAACTTTCTCATTAGTATCTGGATAACTTAAGTAAACTAAGCCATCTTGACCTCGAACTGCACTTGGTAATGCTGCAGTATAAGTTCCGTCTTGTCCTTTAACTAAAGTGAGTTCTCGTAATGTTGTTCTACTTGTAAGACCTGATAGTCTACTTCCACCTCCATTTGCTAAGTTTGATGGATTATTTATAGGTATGATATTGGTTACAAATTTAATAGAATCCTTAGAGAATGGTGCAGTAGGTTTAAACTTAAGAGTCATATCCATAGTTGTAGTTAAGGCTCTGTTGTCAAATAAGAACCATGAACCTCTCGTTGCAACCCCATTTCTAGCTTCTTTTACTGGCTTCAAATATCCTCTACTATCTATAAAATCTGAAGAGTCTAATCCTTGTGTAGTTTCTGCAGCTCTCATATCGTATCTAAAGTCTCTCATCTTAGAAAGGTCTAGATATATGATTTCAGTTTGCCTAAAGCTCTTAACTCCATTAACCTCTACAGTATACAATCCTCTGATAGCTAAATTATTTGGATTGGATCTTCGAGTAACTAATCTGTTCATGGTTAGATCCTTAATTTTAACACCACCAGAATTACCATATCTAATAGACCAAGGAATTAGTGCAGGATTCTGTCCATTCCACTGGTTATCTAAGTTATTTCTGTCATCCATATGAATAAGCTCAAACCCAACTTCTTTAATTAAATTATTAGGGTCTACAGTGTCGTCATAAGATAAACCAAATCTAACTAAACTATTCTCCCCAATAACTTTAGATACGAAATTTCGATTCAACCAAGCTTCTTCATTTATACTTCCATCTGGCATTATGTACCCCAGCATATTTGTCTGAAGTCTCTCCCACTCTTCGTAAGAACTTCCTAGTGACATCTCATAAGTCCACTCAACTTTTCTATTCTCATCATTACTAGACGCTACTCTAAACATATCTCTGGATACATTTTGAGGGTCAAGTCTAGCTCCTGCTTTAAACAGATCTTCTCTTCCAAGCAAGTTAACTAAGCTAATAACAAGTACCGCATTAGAATGTATCTTCAAACTAAACGACTTAATAGCTAGTAGAGGAACATTATTATAGTAAACATCTCCCCCTTGTGCATCTTTAGCTCTAGCTCTTACATCAAATCTAATCTCCTCAATATCTTTAGCATTATTAAGTTGAGCTGCTAATCCTACATAGTCAACTTTAACCTTATCTCCCTCTATTGTAATGAAAGGTGCAAACTTCTGTGAATCTGCTGGAAGGTTAACTATAGAATACTGAATCTTACTCTTATCAACTGCCCCTTGTACTTTTGGTTTTAACTCGTAAAGAACTGGAGCTGTAGGGTAAGCCTTGTACTCTTTATATGCTTTAGTGTAGTTTATGTACTTATCTTCAACTGAGCTACTATCTTCCCAACTAATAGATTTAAATAAGTCCTTAAGGTTAATATTAGTTGTATAAGGATCTGACCAAGAGTTACTATTAAAGCCTGTCTGGTCTGTATATATCCCTACTAATCTAATTGCATGATCCCCCGATAACTTCTTAAGGTCTACCAGTGAACTAATCCTCATCTTAATTGGTGTACCTACAGGATAAGCTTTATTAACTTGTAGCATCTCCTTAAGCTCTTTTGGTACTGTAGTAAACTTAACATGACTTGGAGTAAACTTAAGATGAGCCCCTACGTAAAGTGTATTAGGAGTTATTGTCATCTCATAGTTATTATTCTGAGAGTCGTAGTTAAGGTTTATAGTGTGAGATACGTCTAAGATTTCAGGTTTTAAGATTCGTTTAAGGGTCACCTCTGTAGTTACAACGTTTGATGGTAATTCCTCTCCGTTATAGTCAGCAAAACCTTGAACCTTAACCTCCATTGTCTCATTATCCTTAGCCTCTATATCTTGTTCAATGTGGTAGATTTTAGGGTTTTGAGCATCTTGAGTGAATCTTGGTGCACCTACTGCTGTTGCTCCAGTTACCACTAGTTTCTCCTTAAGTGTACCTGAACTAAATCTAATTGTCCCCGTTAAAGTTACATTCTTATTAGGGTCAGTTGTTCTTCTTCCAATTACGAGTTTATCCATCTTAAGTAGTGGTGGTATTCCTGCTAGAGCTACTGCATTCTTATCAATAACTATAGTAATACGCCCTCTCTTCTCTGAGTTTGCATTGTATAGTTTAGAGTTAGGCTCATCTGTTGTATCTTTAAATATTGCAGGGAGCTTAGACTTATCGATTGTAGCTATTATATTTGTTGCATCTACTGTTACATTTATAGCGGTCTCAGGGATCTCTTTCCACTTACTATCATCCTCAGAAACAAACGCATTAGTGATAGAAGATATACCATGCCATTTTGAACCTAAGTTGTGTGGAATAGTTACTGTAGTGTCTGAGAAGTTATTGATAGTGTAGATTCTAGTTATACTTCTATTATCCAAAACTTCCATCAAAACCTCATAAAACTCTCTTAGTGATTTAGGTGTAACTACTGTCCCGTTTGTTCTTCTAAAAATTGGTATATCATTCTGGTTAACTGTACTCCAATCTGAGAAGTCCCCTATGTCCAGCTTCTTTAAATTCAGTACTCGCCCTTGTGTTGCAGCTAAGGCATCTCTAGAGTTTGTACTATTAAGGTGATCTACTACATTCCCAAACGACTTAATAGAGGTAGTGAACGTAGCCATCATTTTCTCCATAATCCCTCTATAATCGTAAGGGTTGCCACCTAAGACTTTCATATGGACTAGCTTGTTGGAATCCTCAAAGTAAGTCCCATTTCGATAAGCAGGTAAATTTTGAGCTACAGTATCTAAGTAAGTATCTAGCGTAATTATAGTTGTAAGCTGCTCATCATCATAAGTTATAGCGGCTCTATCCTCAGGTAGTAAGAATTTAGAGACGTCAATTGTTGGAGTATAGTACCCTTCCATTACAGCATCGGGAATATTAGCGTAAATACAAATCTTAGCTACACTCCTTTCTGTAAATAGTTTCCCTCCTGTTAGTTCTTTGGATAGGAAAGCTGGTACATAATTACTAACTCCACTTGCTTTATATTTTATCAGAAACCCAACGAAGGACTTATTATAGAATCGGTTAATGAACTCTAATTTGTAGTAGTCTCTGTCAATTCTATAAGCTGTAACTATATCTCCAGTCTCTCTAATAATATCGTTAAAAGACCCAGAAACTAACCTAAATTCATTCTCTACTTGTGCAGGTGTAGTTGATGAAGTTAAAGGAGTTCTGTTGGATGTTATATAGTCTACTTCAAGTCCTGTTAGTTTTATTTGGTTACCACTCTCCCTGTCTCGTTTAAATTGTAAGAAGGAAGAGGATGGTATTAATTTAATCTTATATTCCGTCATAACAGTTCTAATTTTATTTTACCATTAAGTTCGTCCCCTGTTTGTAAATAAAGTCTATGCCCTACTACTACAGGATTCTTTATACTTTGATTTTCTTTTAATCTACTATGGGTGAATGGATCTGTATGTCCTAATTTTTCCACCAGTTGTTTCTTTTCTAGTATATACATCTGGTCAAAGTTAGGGTTATCTATATCAAAGTAATCCACCATATCCTCATTCACTCTTAATATTACACTCTGGTCTAGGAACTTAAGCGTATCGTAATCATTCTTTGAAAATACTCTATAATTGTTAAACCCATTAATTACTAGTCTTAAGGTTTCTCTCCTATCTCCAAATATAAAAAATCCATTACAAATATCTACAAGTCTATAATCTTTTCCTAATTTGTGAGCGATTATCCTTGTATCTAGTTGTTCGTATATAGGAGTTAGTGAGCAGTTATATAGTTGGTTTCCTTTGAATGATAATATTTCTGATTGATGGAGTACGTGCTTAACTTGAGGGTCATCCATTACTCCGATAATCTTATGATCTAGTGTGTAGAGTTCCCGTCCTTTTGGGTAGAATCTAGAAGTTATAAGTTTTCTATCTCCAGCTCCTAAAGTTACCTCTACAGACCCTCTACCTGAAGTTGTATCAATAGTTTCAAGGTCATCATACACACCAACAGTTATCCCAATATTCCCATTACTTAATTCACTTACTGCATATACCTTCTGGTTCACAAAGTCGTACATTACCTCTGAACTTGTGTCTTTAATAATGTATCTAGGGTATGGGTTATAACTAGCAATCATATCTTTATTTCTTAAGTGCAGCCCGTCAAAATGTGTAGGCTTATTCTTCTGATAGTAAAGGTCTAGGTCATTATTGGTTACATCACTTCCATAATAATACCTTTCGAATCTCTCTTTAGTCTCTCTTATTGTTAGTGATTTATATGGAGACTCTCTTTTATCATCAATTAAACTTTTATCAAACTCTAAACCTGAAAACAAAGGGAATAAATCCAGCTTAACTTCTCTCTTATCTGAAATCTTAGTTATTAGGACGTACTTCTCAACTTTGTATATCTTCAGTGGTGGGTTAATGTAAATCCTAGAGAGAAATGAAGAAGTTTGGTCAGCATAATATTCTATAGCTGTTAAGTTTCTAATTCTCTCAGGGTAAGGGATTTCTATGGTTGAGGTTATAATTAGAGTTTTATTCTCCCACCTCGTTTCTATATGCTCTTCAGTCCAAATATCCCCCTCCTCGAATACTAACCTAGCAAATCTAAGGCTCCTGTTTAAGTCTTCTAAGGTCGTTGATGAACCTACTATCAGATTGTATATCATGTTCTTCTTAGTTCAAAATGTAAGCGTCTGTAATAAATATCTTCTTCTTAGGGTCTCTTGATTTAATATGCAGCACTCCCTCAACAATAACAGCATCTACTCCAAAATCCTCAGGTAAGTCTATTGTTATATTCTCTGTCTCTTCTGGGTGGTAGTAAATGTATATCGGTCTTGTTTCAGTAAGTTTAAATAAATATAACCCTTCTCCCAGTCTAAATGTGGTAAAGTTGAAGTATGTATTTTTTATGTTGTTAAGCACTATTCTTGTTACATGCCCTAGTCTATTCAAGTAGTATTCAGCAGTTCTTAGAGTTTCTCCCACCCCGTAAAAAGTATTCTCCCACAAAGGTTTTAAAGTATCGTAATCTAAGTTCTCTATCTTCTGAATCTTTGTATCGTCTATAGGCTTAATTTTTGTCTTCTCTAGCTCTGGAAAATTAGCTTTAGTAACATAAGTGCCATAAACATAAGGTCTTCTCGTAGGGTATATTAATTGTTCAAAATCTCGGTTAGCCATAAACTAAAATCTTCTTAATGTTCTCAGGTAGGGTTGTTATATCTTTTCTTGTTCCTGTTATAGATTTTTGAGTAGTCCCTTCCATGTAGATTAGGGTTATAAAATCATTAGGCTCTACATTCTCTATTCTGTCATACACTTTAAACCCTTTCTCTTTGGACATTATCGAGTTGGTGGTAGTATTCATAAAGTGTGCCATCTCGACTATAGAGTTTATCATGTAGTTTATTCTATTCGCCACCGGTAACACATTTGCTGCATTTAAGTGTATAACCTTCCATGGCGTCCAGCCCGATACAACTCTATTGATAACTGGTGAATTTGATGTTCTTATTGCAAGGTATTCATCTGTTATAAGCTCCTGTACAATATAATCATCACTCCCTTCAATAACCCTTAAGTAACAAGTTTCACCTACTGGATTCTCTACTATATTCAGCGGCATCTTTGGGTTTCTATATATCCCTGGGCTTGTAATTACCTCTAAATCAACTGAAGAAATATCTAAGCTCTCCCCTAGTTTTGTATAGTGGTTAATTACCTGCCTTAGTATTCCTGCATTAAGTGGTCGCATGTCAGAATAAGAGGAGGTTAAATATTCATCAAAAGTGTTTATCATTCCATCTGCTTCTCCTGTTAAATCATGCAAAGGTCTAAAATGCAGGAGGTTATTTGGCAGGATTGTACCTAAGTCTTCTCTTGCCATATCTGAGTGACACCGGTAGGCTAATTCGTCATAGATCACAATATCCCCAATTTCATAGATGTGTTCAGGGTTGTAATCAAATAGTCCGTAGTATCTTTTCTCACTTGTTTTCAATCTCATAGCTTCCTATTTGTAGTGGGTGGTAAATGTTATTGTCAATTAGAGAGGTGATTTTAAGTTTTCCATACGTGAGAGTTATACCTTTAGGATACGATACTCCCCATCTCCACTTATCATCAATCTTCTCTGTATTTTCTCTAGCATTTCCCGTTAATTTAAGTTCATTTCGTTTATCATAGAATCCCTGATTACTTGCCTTTATGTGATTAGCCTCTACTATTTTCTCTCTAATGTAAGCTGAGGATACTACTTCTTTCTTTAAAATTTCATCTCTACCTACTTTTACTACCGATGCAGATTTTAGAGCTTTATGGTAGTCTATTATATTGTCATCATTCTGGAAGTTAGCAGATTGGATTCTTACTACTTTATAACTCTTCAGCTCATCTCTCGCTCCCTTTGAATAATCCTCTATAACATACCTGAATAATGGCTCATCTTTAGTTACCTCCTCTTCTTTATTTGCTTCTATTTCGTAAAGGGTAACTGTATGCTCATCATTTTTTAAGTAGAGGTTTAGGATATAGTAGAACTTGTTAGGGTCTGTAGAATGTGGAACTTGTATAAACTCAAAGCTCTCCTCTACTGAATCAGCTATATCTTGAGGGTTATCTAAAATTACTCCTTCTATATAGCTCCCTTTTGTTTGGTCTAATGCTACCCTATCCAGTACACTTCTACCCTCTAGTCCATATCTCGTTAAGTAAGTGTGGTAATCAATAAAGTAAGAAGTATCAACCCTCCTAAGTATTCTTGATGTACCGTCTGAAGCTGCGATATGGATATAGTTAGCTCCGTGTAAGGGTTTGTCTGATTTAACGCTATAGTCTACTCCGTCCATGTGATGTTTGCTTCTATTCGTGTAAATTTATCTAGTAAAACTCTCGCTGTAGTATTATTCTCAACCTCCAGTATATGTCTAAGCTCTTTAATAAGCATATCTAAACTCGTAAAGTAAAGCTCAAAATTAAGAAGGTCAGATATAAGAGTAAGCAAGAGATCTAGGTTTGTTCCTTTGTATGTTACCTTGAAGTGAGCCTTTAGTTTCAACTGTTCAGGACTATATTCAAATCCATCAGGCTCAGTAAATTCAATGTGTAAATACTTCTCTATAATCTCCTTAACTCTATATGTCCCTTTTGAAGCTAAGAAGTCTGCCAGTATATAGTTAGTTGTTGGTTTGTCGTATTCTCCTAAAAGATCTAGACACTCCATTAACTTTTGTACAGCAGGAACCTCAAAGCTCTTATCTATAGGCAGCTTACTTAGGGATAATAATAGTGACTCCCCTTCTTTAGTAAATCCTCCATATAACTTCAAAAAATCTTGGTAGAGCTTATAGTTTAACAGTTCATTATCTAGTGGTAAAAGCATCTTGTTCTACGTTAATATTAGGGTTAAATCTTACAAACTTAGGTACAGCATTAGAAGTAAGGTCATTCAACTGTTCCATCTGTGCTCTAATTGCAGAGTCTATCGTTAAGGTTACATATTTTACACCCTCAAGTTTAGAAAGAGCAGAGTGTATATCATCTTGTCTTACCCCCTTTACAATCTTTCTCTCGTATGTCTTAAGCACCTCTCTAATCGATTCTTTTGTAATATGTTCAACTGAAAGGTAAGTCTTAACATCAATTAGTATAGGCACAACAAGTTCAATAGCAGGTGAAGCTGAAGGGATCTCTCCCAAGTAGTAACTCCTATCTATCTCAGTCTTAAAGTTATCCATCTCTACTCCTGAAACCTCTCCTACACCTTCTGATAATACGTAATAAATGTGGAGTCTGTTATTTGCTGAGTTCCAAGTATGTGAGGCGTCTGCTACTGATGTTACTAAGGTTGCTCTAAATAAGTCTACTATATCGGTATTACTCTTCATCACCCCATTAGAGAATATTTGAGCTTTTGCATTGTACTCTATATCTCTGGCAACTTCTTTAGGTATAATAGGTTCAACTAATCTACAAGACTCAAACCTCATACCGTTAATCTGAATTGAAGTTGATGAGCTGAGGATAGTTGATTCAAGGAGTTTAAAGTTGTCAAAGAAAGGATAAGACTCTACTTCGTATTTCTCTGCTGACTTAAACTGGTCTCTCTTATAAATCCTAACCCCATAATCCTGTGTAGTGAGTGTAAAGAGTATATTGGAGTCCTTTCTGTCTATGTGGTTCTTAAAGACTCTTGTTGTATCATAGTAAGTACTCGCCAAAGCATCCACCCTTCTAACTCTAATGTCCTCTGATAACCCTGTCTGTCCTAATTCTATGTAAAAACCAGTCTCTCCTGAAAACTCCTCTACTTTCTTTCTACCTCCAGCAACCATCACCTTAAGAGTAGTCAAGTTGTTTAAGTCCTCTATAATCTCTTTATCTTCAGCTGCATATAGGTAGTAATCTCCACTCTCGTATACAGTATCTCCTATCTCGTAATTTTTAGCTTTAGTGGCATAGAATTTAACCTCAACAACTGGATTCTTCCCTCTATAAACTGAGTACATTCTATCCATTGCGTGTTGTATCTTAGAGGAGAGGAAGTTAGAGTTTGTAAGCGATTGTTCTTTTGTGTACCTAAGTAAGTTTAATTCATTTGTGTAAAGGGCATAAGCTATCATATTAGTAAGGATCGTAACGTGGTCTCCCTGTATTTGTAAATCCGATGCTAACTTCCCGATACTTGCTTTATATTCATCGATCGATCTCATGTGTCTCTATATTATCTCCGTTTGTTAAGGTTACTGTTATTGTACTCTCAGTCATATCTATTCCATCAACACTTAGGTTACAGTCATTACGCTCATTGAAGATATCGATAAACCTAATAATCCTCTGTCCAATAAACTCTCTCGATGAACTAAGGTCTAATCCGTCTACTATCTTGTTAAATCCAAAGTCGTTATCTAGAGGGACTGACCAGCTGTTAATTTTAAGCTCTACCTCCATTGCATCTCTAATATAACTGAGCTTACTTGGTGCAAATGAGCCGTCTGATTGTAAATATTTCATAAGTTGTTCTAAGTGTTTAAAGCTTGTGACATCTGAGCTCCACCAAAGGCTGTACCAGGAATCGCAGACATAGCTGTTACCTTTACTCTGGTTTGAATTGCTTGGTAGGCTGTCTCCATTTTCTCTTTTACTGCATTAGTTAGGGATGTGATTTTATTAACTAACCATTCTTTTAACTGATCCATTTTCTTAGCAAACCAGTCGTTAAATTGATTGAAGAGCTTGTCGGTAATTCCAGGAACATACTCCATCTCAATCTCTAAATCCTCATCTATACTCTTATCAATCTCCATGGTTAGTTTTACCATATCATTTAAGAGTATCAGTGGGTTCTTTAGTCTGGCATTAACTCCCTCTTTTATCTTGTTTACATTCCCTTCAAAGTTCTTAGCTATTTCAAGTCCTCTAGCTGCTGTATTTAAGTATCCTTTTATGTTTCCTAAGTGTTCTTGATAAGGTGAATCTGCTTTTAATAGAGTACCTACTGAAGCGGACAAGTCTGTAGCAGTTCTAACATAAGCCGCAACCTCTCCTAGTTTAGTTCTCTTCTCTATATTAGGTCCCATTTCATTAATAGCTTCACCAATAGCTTCTGCCTGATCTCTAAGTCCTGCATCTTCTGGTTTATCTGCTGAGGTGTAAGTCTGAATGTACATGTTAATCTTAGTCCTCAACTGTCTCATCTCTTGGTATTGAACATCATCTGGAGTATTGTCTGCCTCTAAATCTCCTAGGTGTTTTGTAGCCTCTAACCAGTCAAACTTATCCCACATTGGCGTATGAAACTCTCCCCCTGTTATTAATTGAGCATACTTAGTTCGGTTAAAATTATCGTATCCAGCATCTAGCATTATATCTCTTATGTTGGACAATACCTCTCTCCCTAAAGTAAAGTTTCTCGTGGAGGTTTTAACATTATCCTCTACTACCTCTAACCTCCTAACCTCTGCTACTAACCTTCTCTTCATGTCGCTATACTTAACTATATCAGCATTCGGTAAGTAAGGTTTTCCATAGTCAGGATCCCCCAATTGAGCGCCTTGAGTTGATGTATAATTCTCAGCTATAAAACTATTCTTTGCTGCCTCTAGAAGTTTATTATAAGGATCCTTCATGGGTATAGCGTTGTGCATTTGCTTAGAGAAAGTAGCTGTCATTACGTTTTGCATATCTGTAGTGTAACTTCCTATCTCATCTTCTAAAGCCGCACTAAGGTCTCTCTTCTCTGCGTCAACTGATGGTACTAGTGAAAAGATATCTCCAAGCTGTACTCCATCTCTAGCTGCATTCTTTATTTGTTTGTAGTAGTTAAGCACAATAGCAGCATCTCTCATGTAAGCCACTGTTTGCTTCATCTCAGTTTGGTACTTTCTCTTAGCCTCCTGTATTTGATTCTTATAGTCCTTGATCATTTTCATTACAGAAGACCTTTGACGTGAGAAGAATCCTTGTGAAGCTGGAGAAACTGAACCTATACTTTGAGCAGACTTTTGCATAACATCAGTAACAATTTGAGTAGCCATCCTTGTAACATCCTCAGTCGTTGGTATTGCTATAAAGTCCTTAATATCTGGCTTAGAGAATTGCTTTATAACAACATCAGGTATTTCGTATTCTAAAAAAGGTGTTCTCATAATTATCGTTCTCTCATTAATCGTTCTAACTTACTTGCTGCATTATTTAATAGTACCCTAGTTCTAATATCGAGCACTTCTCCTCCTACTGTCTTAAGGGATACTACCGCTTGGATTAGAGACTTTATAACATCATACAGACTATCTTTCTCGTTGCTTATTGATACTTTTCCATCTGGGTGAATCTCTACTTTTGTCCCATTAGATCTAAAGCCGTTAAAAGGATTCTCCCCGTTAAACTTCTTCAGTGGTAGGTAGAGGAATACATTATCTAGATTAGGGTTCATATTAAAAAGCACAACCTCATCATCTATAACTGGTGCATCGGTATGGTATAGAGGAAAGGCTAGTAGGTTCTCGTTAATTTCAGGTATATCTACTTTAACTACCCACTCATCTTTCTTATACTCTTTATTGTTAACCAGCTCTCTTACTCGTCCTAAATATATTAAGTTTCCCATTGTTAATCGTATTTGCTCAGCACCATTGTAGTAAAAGCCCCCTTAGAATCAAACGTAAAACCTCTAGAAGTAACAAAAAATTCAGTAGCGTTTGTAGGGTTTGATTCTGGATCTGCTAGGTTTATTTTATCTCCAAGCTTATAAGGAGGGATATTCTCGTATGTTCTTTTAAGTGATAATTTCGGTTCCATTCTACTCTTATAATTAGCGGATATGTTTTCTTCAAATGGTGATCCGTCTTTAGCTGTGTAACTTATAGATTTATCATACGCAACAACTCTAAAATACCTAAATGCTTTCTTGGAGGTTCTAGGTGGGTCAAATTGTTCATACTTTATTTTATTCTCACTCAAATCATTCACCCCTAAATCAATTGTAAAAGGCTTATAATGAGGGTAGCTAGCGGGCTGAGCTGAAAAAGTAGTTATAACCATCCCATCCATAGAGAATCCATATAACACATCTTTTCCATACCCTAACATAAGTCTCTTTAAACAATTGTAATCCGTCTCCCTAGTCTGTCTAAGCTCCATCTGGTTTATTGAGGATTCTACTTTCTTGGTTACCTTACCCGGATAGAGTCTACTAATGGCAGTATTCATATCATTCGCTAAAAGCCTAGACTGTATCTCATTTGTAAAGTAAGGGTCAGTTATAAGAAAAGTAAACAAAGCCATAGTAGAGTTCTGTTGTACGTTTGTTATGAAGACCTTGAAGTTACCCCTATAAGATGGAGTCTGGATTGTCATTTCTAAAGTTTTCCCTAAGTATTTTGAAGATTGAGATTTAGAAGAGGTAAGCATAGTAATCATTCCTTGTGGTAATTCTCCTCCCATAACCTCAGAAATCTCCATTAACCTAAACTCCATAGTAGGATCCTCAGAAAACTCATCTAGTCTTATTTGATAGCGTGTGTGTGATACCATTAGATATTATTTAGATTCAGTGTAAGTCTATCGTAGGAGTCTCTGTTGAATATATTAAGATAACTCCCTAAGTGTAAGTCTCTAATTGATTTGTTGTTGTATAATAGTAAAGCCTCTCCATAATCCTGACTACCATAAATCTCATCGGAAATAAGGTCTAATCTATACGGGTATTTTGTTATTTGATAAGTCCCCATAGAAGGCAGGAAAGGAATGAATTTTAGAAGCTTAGAGTTAAATACATCAAAATCATTCTCTATATAATCCCCGACCCTTTTAGTGAGTAATCCCGAGGAGTTGACGTCTGGTACATACATATCTTATTATTTTTTCAGTTTGTCGTTGTAGAGTTCTATGTAAATATCTCTGTAGTGTTTTAAGGCTGTAATTTCAAGCTGTAGTTCAACTAATCTAGTATCATTATTTGTAGCATCTGCAAGTTGAGCCTCCAAATATTTCATTCTAATTTCTTCATCATAGGGAGTACTAACATCTACAGCGGTGAACTCTACCTTATCTTTATTCTCTTCTGCCATATTCTAGTTTTGTTTTTGACCCAAGAAGTTATACAAAGGAGCCTCTAGTGCAGTTCTCTTTAATTCAAACTTATCCATAAACCCTTTCATTTGATTTTGATTTAGACTCTTGAAACCTGGATTAGATCGTTGCGCACTGTTAATAGCCTCCATAGCATTCTTAGCCACATCAGAACTTCTGTCTAGTGCTGCTCTAAATGTTGCTGAGTTTTGACTTGAATCTATATTATAACCTTTTGAATCGTTCTTTAGTTTAGTCTCAGCTTTAGATATTTCCTTATTAACTCTCTCCTTCTCCTCATTAACTATCACGACCCTATAATTCTGGTTGTCTGGGTTTTTCTTTACTGACCAATTTGAGAATACTCCCTCTTTTTCACCGTTAGGATCAAACCCCAAGTTAGCAAACCTCTGATTCTCGTCTTTCTCATTATGCCCATCTCTTCTTACATTTGGTTCAGCTTCCCATAATCTCACTGCTTTAAAGGTTGACATATATTGCTTAGTTCCACCTTTATTAGACGCATCGGCATTAGCTAAAGACTCGTCCCATAGTCCATAGATTCTACCACTACCTCCTAATGATCTTGCTATATCTCTTGAAGTAAATAAGGCAGCTGGAACAAAGGATATATCAGCTCTAACCCAAAGAGGATAACCTTCTACTGTAACAAATTGAGAAACATCTATATCCACATTTGAAACTAGTAAGTTATGTACAACCATGTGATTAGAAATGAAAAGAGATATAGTTCCTGGGTGTGATTTATTATTTCTAGTAGCCTCAGGGTCATATAAGTAACCGCCTGGAGGACCCATAAATTCCCAGTTTCCTTGAGTTAGTAGGTTCTTGGTTGTTCCTATTAAATCAAGTACTTTACCGGCTATTGAATTTGCTACTCCATCGGTTGTTACATTATCTCCAGTATTCTCACCTTTAACTTTTACATTCAGCTTTGCCTCTACAACTTTTAAATCCCCTGCGCTAACTTTTAACCCTTTCTGTTTCTTTAGGTTTTCGTTTAATTTTTTAGTGTAGTCTTCAATAGATCTTTTAGCATTGGCGATAGCTTGAGTATTATCTTGATCTGGGTCACCTCCATTAACTGCTTGTGTTCTTTGGAATTGGATATTAGTTGGGTCTTCTAGGTACTTTAGGTTATTTTTAGCTTGCTCTAGACTATTTCTCAATTGTCTCTCTTCCATCTTAACATCCCAATAGTCTTTAGCTCCTTGTGGCCAACTTGCATCAGCTTTTAGACTTCCATCCGCAGCTAATTGTTTAACCGCAGTATTCTCTACCTCTTTCGTTAAACTCGCTACTGGTACACCTAAGAAATCGCCGAGAACGTTATGAATAGCTGCTCTAGGATCTTTGCCGTACTTATCTGCAATTATTAAAACGGATAGGGTATTTGGAAAGTTTACTGAGGTACCTTGATAAGTCTTAGCTGCTTCTGCATAATTGACTAACTTGTAACTAAGGGCTTTTAATTCCTCCCGCATTGAGTTGTCTATATTTTCAGCAGTCTTATCCATACCTACCATCTCGAAGAAACTCTTAGCTAATCCTCCAAGACCTCTAACAGCTGACTCTGCCCAACCATTATCATTACCTATAGCTCCAGTATCGATTCCGGTTTGAGAAGCTACAGTATCCTTAACACTATCTTTAGCCTCACCCCATTCGTTAGTAGCTGAGAAAGTAATATCCCTAGTTAAGAATCCTCTAAGAAGCTCTATTCCTCCACTACCTTTTCCTGTATGAGTTAATAGTGGGTTAGGTTTATTTCCCATTACATCTTGGTGCTTGGCTATCCTTACTGTAACGTGGTCTTGATTCATAAGAGAGTCCCAGAACCAAGTAACTTTACCTTTAACTAGAGTCCTTTCACCTACCCGGCTATTTACTCGTTTTCCTGGATTATATACATTTCCCATAATTATCGATAACTTGTTTGTGTTTTGAATGAATTAGTTTGAGTCACAGTGTTAATAGGTATATACTGATTTGGCATAGGTGGCATTGGATTATAAGACTGTGGTGCATAAGATCTAGATATTGACACTGGCTTTTTAGGTCCAAATCTAGGGTCAAGGTTTATGTAATTTAATCGGTTATTTGCAGCTGAACTATCCTTACCTACGTGATATGCTCCTGATGCACTTTTTACTGTAGCAGCATTAACAGCGGGGATAGTCTCATCAATAAAGTTTAGTCCGTATTTCCTAAGAAGTGACTGTCCTTGAGATGAATATAAAAACTCCCTAACTCCTGTATCTGAATTTGAATTTACCCCATAGTCTATCGCCTCTCCTGAACCGTGTCTAGAAAGCTTACCTCCCTTAGTAATTGAACCCGGTCTATAAGCAGAAGTAATCTTAGCCTCAGGTACGTAGGATAACAGTTCTTTGTGGAAATTCAATAAATCAGGCTGTAATCCATCTATCCTAGCACCTCCGACTATACTCTTTTGAAAACCAGGTGAATTTATATCTACAGCAGCACCTTGAGAAAACTGAACATTATCTATACCCATCTGAGCTTGCATAGGATTAAGAGTAGGTTGTACCCCAAAGTCCATCTTAGAGAGTATTTCATGTCTAGTTGTTTGTCTCATAGCCGCCCTTAGAATTGGATCTTTTAAGTCTTTCTCCTTCCACTCATCTAACTTCTTAACTGTAACTTTCATCTTTTTGTCAGTAAGGTTGTAGTTAGTGTTAAAGGTACTATAGAAAGCCATTGGATACTTCTTAATAATCTTCATAGCCTCTTCTTTAGGTAAATCTTGTACAACTCCCGGAAGGTTCTTTAAAGTCTCCACATCTGAATATCTAGCCTCGTCTGCCCCTATACTTGAGATACTTTTCTTCCAGTCTGCATTTCTTACTTTCATGAGGTTTTTGTAGATCGTCTCGTAAGTCTCATCCGTTTCCTCTGCTAGTTTCTGCTCCTGTGTAGTTCTATATTGTTTCTTACTCTTTTCGTTTAATCCCTTTTCTTTTTCTAATTCCTTAAATCTCCTCTCTAATGCCTCAGCTTCTGGATCTGCCTTCTGCTCTATTTTAACCTGCTTAGCTAATCCTAACTCTCCAGGTACAATAGGGTCAGGCACTTGTGGTACTTTTAGTTTATCTAGATCTGACATCGCTTCTCCTACTAGCGCTTTCTTCTCTCTAACTTCATGAACTGTTTTAGCTGTAGTAAGAAATCCTGAAAGCTCATTATACGCCCCTTTAAGTAAACCAAAACCTTCACTAACTCCAGTCTTAGCCATATCCCAAAGTTTCTCCGCTCCAAACATAAGAATCTCAGTCCCTACAATTGGAATAGCGTATAAGTACTTGACAATTTTTAGTAGGAAGGGGTCTGAGGATTTAACTGAAGTAGCTTTGTCATACATCTTATATAACGACTTCAATTTCTTCCACGCCCCTTTATTTGTTGTATCCCATTCTATATACATTGCAGCTATCTTCGCTCTAGTAACTCTCATTTGTCCCCAGAAAGTTTTATGAGCGTCAATAGGTGCACCAAAAGAGTCCTCAGGGTGTGTAGCTTTGTATTCTGCATCAGCTAACTCCTGGTCTCCTTCAGCTCTAACCTGTTCCCAATCAGCAGACTCTACCGGTTCACTTGAAAGGGCTGCCTGTTGCATTCTCTTAATTGAAGCATCAGAAGCGGCTAGTTTGTTTAGTATACTTGACATAGAAATGAGGATAATTATTAGTAGTTTTTGCATTTAGTTTATTTTTAGGTAGTAGCAGTTCTATTTGCCCTCTGACCTTTTTGTAGACTCTTGTTATTCTTGTCTTGCTGTTTAACGGTAGTGTTGATTTCAGTTGTTTTATTTACATTAGTCGTAGTAGAAGCAATCATATTATTCCCACCAGTTAAGCTTTGTTGTACTCCTTTAGATTTACCTCCAGAAGCCGCTCTTTGTGCCGCCAAGTTTCCTACATTAGCTATATCTTGAACTGCTTTTGTTATAAATCCTTTGTGAGCACTCTTATCCATTTGAGGTTGTGAATATCCCGCTGAATTAAGAGCTGTCTGAATAAAGTTAGCAGGGTTAGGTATGCCAGCTATTCCAGCAAATCCACCGCCCCCACCAAGAGGTTCTACTACTCCGAAATCTCTACCTTTCTTATCTAGTATTCGGTCTAAGTTTTGGTAAGTTTCAGCTACAGACAAAATTCTACCTTTACCTCCTTCTCTTGCTAGTGCTTGGTTTAAGGTGAATTCATTTCCAACAAGAGCTCCATTAGTTACAATCTCTCCCGGTGAAGTCTTAAGTTTAGAGAAGAATCTATTAGCTCCAGCCTCTCCTAACCAGTGGTCTAAGTAAGCCATTGCGGGTGAAGGCGGTAATCCCTCTCTAGCACTTCTTCTCTCTAGGTTATCTTTTACGAACTGAGCACCTATCAAAGCATTAGCCCTAGCATCTGATTGGTGAGCATTAGGTGGTATCCCGAATTTAGGTCCGTATTTCTTAAGCTGAGCTCTCCAGGTAGCATCAATGAACTGGAATAAACCTGCAGCTGTAGCCTTAGCGTGTTTTACTGATGGCTTAAATCCTGACTCTGAAGCTGCTAATCTCATCATAAGTCCTGGGTCAACTCCTACTGCTTGAGAGGCTGCTAAGATTGTATTTCTATTTGCTTGGTATCCGTCTCCGTTTGAAATTGGTATAGATGAATAATTCCCACCAGCTCCCGGAAACAATAAATTACCCGTCACATTACTAAACCCTCCAAAAGAACCATCATAGTATCCTCCCTGTGGTTGAGCGTTGGGGTTATATCCAGGAGAGTAAGTAGAACTAAACCCTTGAGCTTGAGCCTTCTTATGATTCATTATCTGTTGAGACTCTGTAATTTCTCCCGGTGCAAATAATCTAACTCCAAAATCAGCAACCTTAGTAAAGAACCCTCTCGTATCTCCGCCTCCTTCATGTGCTTTAATTTGGTCGTCTATCTCATCAAGGGCTGTCATGTCTATTGGTTTGGTAAGCTCTTTAATCTCATCTACCCCAATATACATAATAAACATATACCCTTCTTTCTTATCGACTTCTTTTATAACATCTGGAAGCTCTCTAATCAAAGTAAGTTCATCAGGTCCCCACTCTTTTTCTTTAACTAATTCAGGTGTAAGGTTCTTGTTAACTAGGGATGCCCATAACCTCTTGTCCATTTTATTACCTTTGAACCTAGCTATAATCATCTCAATATCAATAATCCCTGAACCTATAGACCATAAATCATAAGCAAGCATACCTACGTTAATCGCTAGACCTACTGGACCTGTTGCCATTACTGCTAGCTTTTGTCCAGCCTTTACTGCAATCTTCTTAGCAATTCTACCTAGTACTCCAAGACCTAACTTTTGACCAATCTTTCCTATAATCTTAGTACCTGCTGATCTTAATCCTGCTTGAGCTACTTTCTTACCTGCAATCTCAACGGCTTCTTCTGCAACTTCTTTAGTAACTCTTCCTGCTACCTTTCTACCTACAGCTGTCTTAACTCCACTTTGTATAGCTCTCTCTGCTGCCTCTCTTGCTCCTGCTTTCCCTACTCCTTTAGCAGCTTGTTTTACGGATTGTTCTACAGCCTCAGCGGTTCCTTTAGCTGCAGCAGAAGTCATACCCTTAGCTGTACCTTTAGCAACTACCTTAGCTCCTTCTTCCCCTAATTCTTCAGCAGCCTCTTTAGTTCCTTTACCTATGAGTTTATTGAGACCAGTAGCATTCTTAAGTTTAGTCCATTGATTCTTAGCCCATCCAGTTACACCAGCTTTCTCCAAGAGTTTTCCTCCTAGAGTCATAGCTCCTTCCATCATTAAACCAGACACTATAGAACCCATGATACCTGATAAGAAGCCACCTCCGCCTCCACCTCCTCCAGAACCACCTCGACCAGCTCCACCAGCATACCCTTGATTTTGAAGAGCAGCCTGCATGTTTACTATGGTCTCAGCTTGTTTGATTCTTAGGAGTTCGAGTTCTTTGTTCATTACTTTAAACCCTCTGACTGTAGCTTCATCATTATACCCAAGTTTAACTCCAGGTATCATATCGGCAGCTGCACTCTTAAGTCTATCTCCTCTATTAAGTAAGTATTTGGATCTGTATTCTTGGTCTAACTTATCAACTTTAGATTCCAATTTACTTATCCTAGCTCCGTTTACATCAGGGTCGCTGTAGGCTTTTTGTTGATTCTTAGCCGCATTTAACTCCCCTACTGCATTACTTAAGTTAGTTACATCATTTAGTTGATCTTCATAACCTGTTTTACTTTGAGAGTTTGATGGAGGATTTACATGGTTTATGTCTATTTCAGCTACATTACTATCACTATTAGAACTATCACTGTCATTAGGAAAAGGCTCATTAGTGTGTTTGTTAGCCATTATTTTAGTCTCAACGAGGTTTAGCTTTCTAAGTTCTCTATCCCTCTCTGACTTGGTATTTAGGTATTGAGCATTTACTTCTCTTAACCTTTTTCGCATAACTGAAGGGTCTTGGGCTGGTCCTGCTTGTATCGTAGCTTGCATCTCTGCTCCACCACCTCCTCCTGAGTCACCTCCACCACCAAAGAGAGAACCTAAAGCTCTTTCTATGAGTGTATCTTTAATGACATTAGGTAGAGCACCCTTAATCCAGTTTCCAAATCCCTTAAGAGCTCCTTTTCCAAATAATCCTTTAAGCATAGTATTTTATCACATATTAATCTTGAATTGAGGGTAACTTAAATCCACCCCATCCGATTCTTTTAATCTCTTCTTATAGTCCTCGTAGAATTTAACACAAGTAGAATAAAGGTAATCCTCTATGTTATCGTACCTGGCTATCTTATTCAAAAAGTACTTGAGATTCATTAGGTCGGAAGTGCCTGAGAAAGTCGGTAAAGAAGTTTTCAGTTATAGTTAGTACGTCTATATTCGTTAACTGTACTTGACCACAATTTACACACTTACACTCTACCGGTTCTATTCTACCAAAACACTTATCATCCAAATATATTAAGTTAGCAGCACTCTCTCTACTTGCATTATCCACCATATTTTGAACACCAGTAGGATTTGCAAACCATTCATCAAAAAGGCTGTATAATTTAATTTGTGCGAGTTTTATCTCTGGGTTGAATTTATATATCGTATCTAACACTGACAAAAATTCACCTATCGAAGGAACTCTAATTTTTCTCATCTCTCCCCCTATGTTTATTTTACTCGGGATTCTATTCTCCTCACTATCAAAATCCTTAAAGTGAATCTGAGATAAGTTAAATGAGAATTGAGTTATTTGATCACAGCTGTAACACTTAGTACTTGAATTAAACTTTATGTCATCTGAGATCGTTATTGATTTTAGCATGAAGATTAGGTAGTCCATATCCAGCAGACTCACTTTATACAAATCTACTCCTGTACTGGCTAATAGATTAAGGTCTTTTCTGAGTTTAGCTATTGGGTTTATCTCCACGTTTTCTATATAATCCAGCAGTTGTTTAAAGGTTAGTGGTTTAATTTCTATATTTGTCCCACCTTCTCTTGAAAATAATCCTTTGCTGGGTAGTTCTTGATTGCTTATATACATGATTTGTTGTGATTTGAAAAAGAAAAGGTACTCAACTAAGTTTTTATGCCTAATCGAGTACCCTTCTATATTAACTTTAAATTTCAATTATGATGCTGTCCCGTCTGTAATTGGAACACTATTTCTTTGTCTTTCATAGTACTCGAACTGGAATTCTATGTCATACTCTCCACCGTTTGTTGTTGCATCCTGTCCAAAACTAGATTCCCCCATTTCTGAAGCAGTAGTCGGGAAGGCGTTATAGAATACTAGGGTCTTGATAACTTGTCTGTGAGTGTTATACTGTTTAAGCATTACTGTACAAGTTAAGTCTAGTTTTCTTCCAGTCTTCTTAGTTTCTTTCTCCATGATTTTGTCAGCCCAGTCGTTGAACATATACTGAATTGACATATCTTCTCTATCTATAAATCTCATGGAAAACGAACCATCTGCCTTATTAGAAGTAACTGGCTGGTAGATAGTGAATCCTCTAATTTGAGCTTCCATTCTATCTATTGAGTTATCTATTGACACGTTAAAGTCAGTACATCTAATCAATAGGTTCTCATCTGGCGGCATGTAAACCCCGGTAGGTCTATCAACAAAAGAAAACTCCCATATATCTGTTCTAAGGAATTCTCTCCCGTTCTCTGCAATTTTCTGATACTTTAAAAAATCTAATGCCATCTTTATTCTGTTATTCTTTAATTTCGATTTATTATTACATTTAAAAGCAAGACCTCGTTAATCATCTGACTTAAAGTTACTTCTAGTTGAATTTCTGCTGAACCCATACGGTCATCATAGTTAAACCTAGTAAGCACAATGTCATCTATTAAGTATATCTCGTCTCTTAGATCTGTTGTTAGCTTTTGAATATACCTGTGAAGTTCTGTTTTCTTTGTCCCTAAAAATTGTTGCAGCCTTCTAAATTTTCTCTGTACCCTATTCATACTAAACTTATAGGCTGGGTTCTCATTTATTGTGCTGTAGTAATAGGAAATATAGTAGTTGTAACCATCGTATCTAATGTGGTTCATCCCTATTTCTTTAAACTTCTGGTATTCCTCTTCTGTGTATTGTTTTTCTATGTATATCTTCTCTTTTATAACTCCTGCATAATCTGTTGTTAGTCTATCGAAGAAAGCGTAACTTGTAGGCAGCTCTACTCCATTTCTAACATAAGTCCCTATAGTATAAAAGATATTGGTTGTATTTGAATAAGTCCTTGCTATATCCATGTTTAAAAGAACTAAGAACTGATTTTCCACAGAGACTTGGTGTAACATGGATAAGATTCTAAGCTCAGGGTCAAAGAACTCGTCATAACTTAAGAAATCTATATCTATGTCCTCATCTCCAAATAACTCTAAAGCTCTTAAATAGTCATCTGTAGTTTTCTCAGCTTCTACAAATCCACCATCAAAGAAGTAAGTCCCGTCTGGTAAATTCTTATCTCTATCATGAAGGACGGGCAGTATGTAAGGTGAATTTTCTTTTAGCTGTAGGAATAAGTCTTCTGTTGATGAAAAGTTATAATCCTCTAAAAGTTCATCATCATAATATACCTTACAATTACCTCCTTGAATCTGAATGTTTAATAAGTTTCCAAAGATTCCTGGGATAGTAGATGCAAAGTCCATTATTTTGTAAGGAGAAGCATAACTAGCTATAACATCCAGCTTATCATTGTAGTCTATATCAATCTCAATCGTTCCTGGAGTTAGGTTCCACTGTTCTATCTCATCTGAAAAGGTAAATTGGTAGAACATATCAAAATCCTCCTCTTCTTGTCCCGGCATTACTTTATACTGGGTGTAAGCTTCAATAACATTCTTAATACCTTCTCTAATTTGAGCTGTGGTTTTGTTTTGAATATTTACAGCTGTTCTAACTACATTCGGTCCAAAAGCTTCTGATCCTGTAATCCCATGTACTCCATCTTCAAAAGTAAGTAAGGTTATTGAAGCGGTCTCTGGGTTAAGTCCTGAAGGTATGAGTATATAGTCCTTAGCTGCGTTTAGTTTAGTTAAGTCTCCGTAATTAAGCCTGAACACATTAGTAAAGTCTCTTATCTCAACCTCCTCTAACTCCTTATCCTTATTTAAAGTTCGATCTACAGGCATTGAATCTAAGTATTGAGGGTGAGTAGCTATTAAGTCTGTGTAAACTGGGTCTGAGATTCTTAAAGTAGCAAAGTTAGGCTCATCTTTATTTACCCTTACTGCTGCCACTTGATACCCCTTCTCAAACAAAAACTTATACTTAGCTAAGCTCGTTACTCCATCATCAAACTCCCTCTTAAAAGTATCGTAATCAAAGTAAATTGTAGGGTAATCTCTGCCTGATGAAGACGGAACTACAACTCCTATAACTACTCCTAATTCTGGCTGTTGTGGTGGAGTTATACCTACTGAATTAATTTGTATTGTACTCATCTACTTTACTTTTTCTTTTTAGGTTTACTTACTGTTCCCTTCTTAGTTGGTTTCTTAGCTTTAGCGTTCTTATCCGTAGGCTTAGCTGCTTTCTTACTCTTACCTACTGGACTTGGTTTCGATTTGTCTGGAGTCTGTGGATTACCATCTTTATCTCTAGTCTCCTTTCTAAATCGTCTCGTATATGCTTTAGATTGATCAGACTCTTTTAATATGGATACTACTTTGTCTTTATTGAAATTAGTTATATATCTTGTATTAAGTTTGTCTTTATCCCAATGTCTTCCGTGTCCTTTACGCTGAATCTGCTCATAGAACTCATCAGAACTTAATTGACCCACTATAGAGAATGTAACTGTCTTATTGATAGGAGAGTGTGACGATTCCCCTTCTAAACCTTCAGTCATATCTATTGGGTATCCTATGTAAGCTTGATAATATAACTCTTTTAAGTCCACATCCAAAAGCCATATCCCTATTATTGAGCAGCACTCTTTATAAGGTCTCACTCGGTTTTTATAGAACATGAACTTTTTATACTTTGAGAGCCACGCCTTTACAGAATAAGTTGAATCCTCTACAAAGGTTGCCTCAAATCTCATATCTATTTTCTTGGTTGTAGGGATTGTAATTGAACTTCCCCCAAACATCTCCATTGAATCTGATAAGGTCTGTCCTGCATCTAATGACCAGTTAGTAATAGGAAGAACATCTATATCCCTCATCTCAAGTACTGGCACTCCTGTTCCCATTGGTTTTATCTGTACATCCCAAAGGTGAGTCGATGCAAGCTCCAGTCTCCCTAATCTCGATCTAAAATAACCTTCAAATGGAGCTGGGTTGATTTCATTTATAGTAGCTTCTAATACTTTCTGGTTACTTGAATTAATACTATGTGCCACCTCTCTGTCATTTGTAAAGGGGTTATAGAATGTATCAGTATCCTTGTCATATCCTAAAGCATCTACTGGAACTGGGGTATCGAAGTCAGTCTTTAAGTTAGAAGCATCAATCCCAGCCTGTTCTAGCATACTTTTATACTTGTCCACATTAGTTGCTGAGTTCCAAGTCGTACTATTAGCTATCCCTGCTGTTGGTTTCTTCTTAGGCATTTTAGGTCCCCCATTCCAAGATTTTCCTTCTACCAAATTCTGTATCCCCTTTGAAATTCCTAAAAACTCATCAGCAGTCTTATAAGCACTTAGAAACTTGGGAGCAAACTGAGCTAATAAATTCTGAGGTAAAAGTGATAGTATATTCCCTAGTCCCCATTTAGGATCATTCTCCCTTACTCTATCTAATATTTTTACTACGTCTGTGAAGGCTGCACCTGAGATTAGCATATTTTGAACCTCAGCAGCAACTCTAGCGTCTCTTGTAGCTCTAATCCCATTAACAATTTGAACCACCTTATTCTTATCATACTCGACCTTTACCTTTGTTCTAGTATCGATATAAGGATTGAAGACTCCCACTATAGAGTTACCTACCGCATTTTCTAGCTTATTTAAGAACTCTGATATCTTGCTATTCTTTAACACTTGATTCAGAGCCCTAAGAGTAGCCTTAACTTGTACCATGTCGGATTTAGTTCTTATTTGGTTAGGCAGCATCTTTAAGGCTTGTGCAGCTCTCCCTATATCTCCAACAGTTCCGCTAAGGTGTCTAAGAGGTGAAAGTATTTTGGTTATAGTATCTTTTGCTCCACTATACCCCTTGCCTAATTGTAAATCACTAAGTAACGACATAATTATTTCCTGTTTTTGAATCCTCTAACTACCTTAACTGTTGGTGTATTTGTACCCTGCTCATTTGTCGGTAGTTCAAGTTTATCTTCTTTCTTTATTTCCTGCTCATTCATACTAGAGACGTGATCCTTTATTCCGATTAATCTATACTCAAAAATAACGTCCTCATAAGCTGTAACATCATTCACTATAAAGGAGTAAGTCTTTCCGAATCTATTAAAACTCACCTTATCTCCTAAATCAAGTATATTCTGGTTAAAGTAGATCATCACCTCATCACTCTGGTTATTATAGTATTTCTGAGCGTGTGACTTGTTTATGATAAAGGTTTCTGTAAAAGTTTGCCATTCAGAATCCCTATCTAAATCATCATGAGTAGCTACCTTTCCGTAAGTCTGGTTTATCATTTGGTCTCTGGAAGGAAGCTTTATTCTATCTTTATTATCTTTATTTCTAAGTAAGCGTTCTACTGTGCAAAGAGTCCCGTAAAGTTTCATATAAAAAGGAAAGCTCTTGTACATTATCTTGAAGAACCTCCCTGTCATTTCATGGGCTCTATTTACAAAGTCATTATTAACTGTCTCACTCATATTTTCATTCATTTATGGGTTGGCTAAGGGAGAAACTTTTAGAATCCCCCTTAACTCCGAACTTAATAAAAAATCACAACAATTATGAAAGCAACATGTTAGTTCGCTGTTAGAGTCGATAATGGAAGCATCTTAGATACAACCGTAATCTTTCTAAGCGCTCTACCAACATATATATTTACTTCTACCATTAATTCACCATCACCCCAAACATTATTAGATTTATCCACTATAACGTCATATTTCTCAGGTGCATAAGTCTGATTCATAATAGTAGTTTTCATGTAGTAATCGATAGTAGCCTTAACGTCAAAAGCTGTACTCTCAACATCGTATCTACCTAAGAATTGCTCAAGAAGGAAGTCTAAATCCCAACCTATTCTATTAGCCATTCTTACTATCCATTCTTCATTAAACAAACTCTGACCACCTTCTCCAGTTCTACAGTCATTAATTGAAGATATACCTCTAAACTTATCGAACTTGATGGTGTTTATTTGTCCAGCTAAGAATTTCTCTCTGTCAGTCTTCTTAAATTGAGCTACTAATTCACCTACAGATACTTGACCATTAACGATTCCAAATACTGGTGCGAACTCTGAATTAGCTGACTTATTTCTTACAATAGCTTCAACATACTCAATACAAGGAGAAAGCTCTAGTGTCTTAATCCCAAAGTTGTATTTCATGTATGGAGCTAGTTTATAAGAGTTGAATGAATTAGATTGCTTGTACTCATTTACTATAGCATCTACTGTTGAATGGTTTGTAGTTTTAACTGAGTGTAGTGCAAGTGCTTTAAGTTCTGATGCTACTGAGTTCATTACTGACTGTAGACCAACTTCACCTTCTCCAGCATCCCATACAAAGTCAATTCTATACCCTTCATCATACTCCAATAAATCTAGAATAGCTCTCTGTACTTTTGCGCTTCTCTCTCCATCTACTGGTGCTGCATTTCCTCCTAATTTTTCAAACTCTGCTCTAACTGGATCTGAAAATGCGAATACTCTATCGGGGTTACTTATAAGGACTTTCTCATCTGTCTGTGGATCTCCTTCTAGTTTTAGTCCGTTACTTATTGCGCTTACCCCTACTGGAGCTGGAGCAAGTTTAACCTCAGTTCTCGTTACATCTGCAATCGTGAACTCTGAACCTGCGTCTAACTGAGAATTAACTTTTAGAATGAATCTCTTGTTAGCCGGGTCTATAGAGTTAATCAAGAATTTAAGAGGTGTAGATGTAGTATTTGTAATTGCTGAACCTACCGGAGCTGTAGCCTTAAGTAACAATCTATATTTATCATCAATCGTCAACTTAGGTGCTGTAGGTAGTCCATCTGTATTAGCAAGACCTAGTGTAGTTTTAATGAATTCGTTTACATTTGCATGGTACTTATAAGCTAGGTAAAGAGTTAGTTCATTATTCTCTCCATACTTATATCCGTAAAGGTAAACTGATGAATCCTCTAATCCGTTAATTAATTTGCTAATCTTCTCTTGGAAATCTAAACTTTGAACTGATACTGCTCCTACTTTAACTGCAGCTATTGTATCTAGTATTCTATCTTTTCCATCTACTAAATAAGACTTCCCGTTATCTCCAACAGCAATAGAACCTTTATAATCTACTACCATTTTATTTCCGAAAAGCTTTGTATAACTGAACGCTCCTTGGTCTGCATTATACATTTTAGTTACTGCTTCCTCCATAGAACTACCTACTCTTGATACTAATACTGAACTGTGAGCAAGCATAGCGTAAATATGGAAGAATGTACTATCTAAATCTGAAACCAAATAATTCGCTCCATCTGGTCTATATTTTCTGAGGAGTTCTCTTTGGTTGTTTATCATTGTTATGCCGTAAGGGCCGTGGTCAGAAACTAAGGGAGCAGCTACAACTATCTTCCCGTTCTGATATCCTGATGTGTCTGTAGTTGTCGCAGCTTGAATTCTGGACTCTACAAACGGTTCAAACACTTGGCTCATATGTTTTCTTCTTTTGTCTCTGGTTGTTTACTTAATATTTTAACAATTTGGTCGTAATCCTTATACTTTAAACTGAATACGGTATCGCTATCTACAGCATTCATTTCTTTTAGGTTTACTTCCTTGAATTTTACTAGATTGGTTATTTTCGAGATCACTACATCAGAGGGTTTGCAGTTATCCATTATAATATCAAAGTGGACTCTACAATTAAAGTATAGCTGATGATAGTAATTATTCTCCTCGTCAGTAACCGCACTTTTATCTCCTAATTGACCTGATATATCTTCCCAAACTATAGCTACCTTAAATGGATTGTTGTTATAGTCAAATACATTAATAGAAGTCAAGTTGGAAATAATCTCTAAGTTTCTATACCGGTTCTTTATATCCATAGCTTTAGAGAGAGTTGTTGATTTAAGCTTCCACTCTATAGACAAGTTTGCATCTGTATGTCTCTTTAGTAGCGGAGTAACTCTTTTAGCTATTGGGTTGTAATCGGCATTTTGAATAGAGTAACTTAGCACATCGGGAACCTCTACTAATTCATCCTGGTCATCTAACTTTAAAGATTCGAAACCATGATCATACAACTGCTCTAGAACTACCTTTTTAACTTGGTACATAACTAGAGGTTCATCGATGACATAATTAGTATAGGTGTCTTTGTACTTAAATGCTCGATGGTTTGGGAAGATATAATTAAGTCTCCTCCTACCCATTAAGCAGTTTGTTATATTAGCGAGTACTACATCCTCCTCTCCCTCAGTTATCTCTAAGAAGGGTATAGATTTAAGTAGTGTTATATAATC